TTCAAGCTGAGGATTAGTGGTAATCAGATTCTTTTTAGAACAATACCCTGGTTAAAATTTTGACGATTTTATAGGGCTAAATTTTGAGAACGCTAGTGATATTTGCAGCTAGATTATCGATAAATCCAGAGATGACTTTATTAAGGAAAACCAGACCACTGCGGGGAATAGCGAGGGGAGAAAAATTCTACAATAAAAAAGAGGTTAAGCAAAAATTGCTTAACCCCTTGAATATACTTGGTAGCGGGGACAGGATTTGAACCTATGACCTTCGGGTTATGAGCCACGGACAGTCTGCAAACCATTCGGGGCTTTTCTGCCTCGGGTGCCATGTTGATTCTTAATCATGTCAGGAAAAACTCTTCCGTTCTCCAAAATTGTAGCCGACAACATCTTCAACCCGGTATGTCACCAGACTAGCAATTTCGAATAGGAAATTCCTTTTCGGCTGAAACGGTCATTTCTCAGCCATGTTCTACCCCGTGTTTGTCGGTACGAATCTTTTTCCACTTCATTATTCACCATAAAAAGAACCCTGAAAATAATTGCCAGGCAGGCTGCCAGAGCTCGAAGCTCTACGGGAGCTACCCCGGCCAGGCAAAGAAAATTATTGTATTGCTCGAATTTTCCCCCCTTCGGCCTTCATCGCATCCGACAAAATATCGTCAACAGTATCAGAGGCCCGGCGTAAAGCCTCATCCCGGTAATGTATATAGCGTTGCGTCATCTGGGGGCTTTTGTGGGTCAAAAGTTTTTGCAGGGTAAACATGTCCACTTTACCGGAGCTTGCCAACATTGTTGCGTAAACGTGCCGCAAACCATGAAGGGGCCGGAAGTCGGCGGGTAGTCCGGCTGCCGCTTTGTCTTCACCCATCAAGAATACTGTTTATATTTTGTTTCTTCGTTGTCTTTTTTCGTCTGCTGCTGGTCAAAGGTTGCCATAGCCTTCTTGACCGATTCGTCATTAACATGGCTGTAACGCTCGGTCATTTGTAGTGTTTTGTGACCAAGGATTTTTGCAATTACAGGTAATGTTATCCCCTGATTCACAAGCCAAGATGCAGCCGTATGTCGAAGAGTATGGAAAACAACTTTCAGACGCCTGTCATCGATACCGTCATTCAATCCAAGCTCATCCACTGACCTGTGGAATGAATGGGACGCATAAGACTGTATACCTCCAACTCGAGAAGGAAAAACCAGCTTATCAGGTTTTTCTTTTTCCAATCCTTCGAACATTTCAAAAATAGCATCTGTCATAAACACCATTCTGTTTTCTGAGTTCTTCGGGTCCATCACCTTTATCGTCCTGGTCTTGATGTCGATGTGCTGCCACCTCAGAGAAGCGATTTCTCCAAATCTCATACCAGTATTGAGGGAAACAAGAGCCATGCGGTAAGTCTGTTCTGAATGTCGTCGGAGTGTTTCTAGCAGAGTACCTGCTTCTTCTACGCTGAGATATCGATTCCGTTTATTATCAATCTTCTTTACAACTTTGGGAAGATCAATACTGAATGACAATGGCTTGCAGAGATCGCGGCGAACACCATAATTGATAGTTCGTTTCAGGAGGGTAATAGCTGTGGATACAGTATGCGGGGCAAGTCTTTTTAGAAGTCTCCTGACAACTCGGTCTATATCCAACTGAATCAGCTCATGCGGTTCTTTCTCGCCAAAACCATTCTGCAGATACAAACGAAATCTGCCATCATCTGCTTTTTCCGGATTCGCGAGCATCTTGCGATACTCTGAATACAACCAGGCGATGTTATGCTTATTGGCAAGCTGTACCGCTTCATCTCGCTTCCCTTGGTTGCTCAACTGCTTGCCCTCAACACGTTGCGCGCGGAGTCCGGCAGCACGTGCAGGGGTCATATCATCGGCATACTGCCTACCGGCTTTCTCTTCGGTGAGCTTGCCGTCATGTCTGTAGCGGATATAATAAATTTTCTCGGTGCCGGTCCTGCCCACTGCTTTTCCTTCGATAAAAAAAACTCCTGGATAATTTGTTTTAAATCGTTCTTTAGTTGCCATGTTTCCACCTAAGCTGAAAATCTATTCCCCACACTATTCCCCACACATTGGGACAATATAGGGGTATTTCCCGGTAAGTCAAGGTAAAAGATATGCTCTGTAAGTAAATGAATATATGACATTAAACAACAATCCGGTAAGAACAGGTAAAAACTAAATAACGCTCTCGTAAAGCGCAGGCCAGCGGTTCGATTCCGCTTGCTGGCTCCAGTGAATTCAATAGGTTAAAGCGTTTGCGCTTTAACCTATTTTTGCTTCAGGCTAGTTATAGGCTAGTGAATAAGGCCGGTTGTTACCAAATTTCTTTCTTCTGCCCGTTTTTTACTTTTGGTTTTGACGCCAAAGTCTACCTCAAGTCCGACCTTGCTGCAAGTTGCAGTGTGATTTCCAGTCTTGCACGTCTATTTTCAACCATCAAATGCAAAAGCCAAATACCTTTGACTTCTGGTCAAAAATTTTGATACCATCCATTTTTTAATAGAGTTGGGCTGAAAAATACAGACAACGAAAAGGAAATTAACCAAAACATCAAGGAAAAAACATGAACAAGAAAGAGCTTGTTGAATACATTTCAAAATCTGCAAATCTCAGCAAAAATCAAGCCGAGGATGCATTGAAATGTACTCTTGACGCAATCACAAATTCACTCAAGAATAGTGACAAAGTAACACTGCTTGGTTTCGGGACTTTTTCTACTTCAAAACGAGAATCAAGGACAGGTAGGAATCCTCAAACTGGGAAATCGATCAATATTCCTGCAAAAACTGTTGTTAAGTTCAAGGTCGGTAAGGCATTGGGCGACGAGGTGAACAACGGGTAGACTGTACCAGTCTGCTGAATAACCGGCTCTTAAATCGGCCGGGAAAGCTTTGTACTTCTAATATGTCGGCCACAGGTTCGAATCCTGTCTGGCGTACCAATAAAATAAAGGGGTTAAGTCGAAATGACTTAACCCCTTTATTGTTGTAGGATAGCTGTAGGATAGTAAATTGATATCTTGACAAATAAAGAAAGAAACTGATAAAGGAATGGTAGGGGTTATTTCTGGAGTAATAACACACACAGGGTATACAGATGGAAAATTATCCACACTTACTATTCAAAAGACACTGGCAAGTAACGTCAGACACGAACTATCAATTGGGCGAATGTGAGGCGATGATACGCGCCATTTCCAATACACCACTGCGGCCACAAGAGAGGAACCGGCTGCTAACCGTCTCCCTCATTAAGGGGGCTCAAGCTACTGCAGCGATAGAAGGGAACACTCTTTCGCAGGAAGAAATAGAAAAGATCTATCTTGAAGGCAAAAACCTACCCCCAAGCAAAGAATACTTGCAAAAAGAGGTAGAGAACGTCATCAGTGCACTAAATTACCTTCTCCAGGAGGTGGTTCGAGACGGTAAGGATTGGCCCATTACGCCAGAACTGTTGCTCGATTTTCATAAAAGAATATCTCGAAATCTTGGTGCCCATATCGATGCGATACCTGGACGCTGGCGGCAAGATCGGCGCCAAGTTGGTCCATATCTTGCCCCAGAGCATCGCTTTGTACCAGACCTGATGAAAAAGCTTTGTGACTGGTTAAGGGAAGAATTTCATTACCACACTGAACAGGATTTCAAAACAGCAGTTATCCAAGCAATTGTAACCCATGTCTACATAGAGTGGATACACCCTTTTGGGGACGGAAATGGCCGAACTGGTCGACTCGTAGAGTTCTTCATTTTACTCCGGTCAGGGCTACCGAGTATCGCTTCTCATATCCCTTCTAACTTTTATAACGAGACTAGGAATGAATATTATAGGCAGCTCAACAATGCGAGAAAACAAAGAGACATATCTGATTTTATTAGCTATGCAGTTCAAGGCTTTCGCGACGGCCTAAAAGAAAACCTTAAAATTATCCAGGAAGGCCAAATGAAGATTTTCTGGAGAAACCATGTATTTGAGTCATTTTCCGATGTAAAATATACCAAGTCAACGGTTTTTAAAAGGAAGCGGGCCTTAATGTTCTCTATTCCCATAAATACTTTTCTTACTCCGTCAGAAATTCTAATTAAAAACCCAGACGTAACCGTGGAATACTCGCAACTTGCAAAATCTACCTTCGAATCCGATCTGAAGGAACTTGTCAAAATGGGTCTTTTAATCAAGGTTGATAATACATATTTGGCAAATACTTCAAAGTTGCTGGCATCATTACCGGAAAAAAGGCAATCTTCTTAGGGGTGGCGAGATCATAGTCTACATGGACAATGGTAAATGATTTAGTAAACAATTAATCAGCGCCTTCTGTCGAACCAGATAACATCTTTCATGACTTTATAGCTGATAATCTTCAGGAGCTATTTTTTACTGAGCGGCGACTCAAAATTAACAGGAGAGATCTTGGTGAAGGAATCATCGACAACGAGAGACATTTTGAAAACAAGGTGAGTCAAGAGGAGACTCGACCCCTTTCTTTTAATGGGTGGCCCCGATTCACTAGACCTGGCCCCGATTCACTGTGCGCATTTATCCTACTGTTTGCATTGCATAACGATCACACCACTGTTCTTCATTTTTTGTCTGACTTGTCATTTTCATAGAGGAATGATGCTCTGAATAAATAACATGACCGATCTCATGAAATAACAAGAACAGTGCATAACGTTTTGCCTCTGCCAGCTCCCAACTTATGATTCTAGTCTTTTGATCTACACCATTTGTGAATATTTTTAGATGATTGATGTAACTTTTATCATCTGACAAAATAATGCTGGTAAACTCTTTTAAGAAAAAATTAATCCGAATGTCGTAAAAATTACCATGCTGAACAGTTCTTCCCTCTTGAGTTGTTTTTGTATTACACCCAAACCTAATTATCCTTATCTTCTCAAGATCATTAGAAGAAACGATATTTGTAGCTTGGATGATTTCTTTTTTTGATAATGGATATATATAACCAGAAGATAATCTGTCGAATATAATTTTCATTTACACGTATTGATTGCTGTTATTTTACCTTGTCCGCGTAGGCCCTCTTGGCCCTTTCGGAACTCTGCTATGTTCCTCACCGTCTTTATGGCCTACATTTTTTTCTCTTTCTCCACATTTGCCACGATCTTCAGCTCCTTTCCGTCGATTGGGGTTTTCTGGCTTCTTATATTTAGCCATAAACATGGGATCATTAATGTCCGGTTCCTGGCCAATTTCTGTTGGCATACCAAAGACAATAGATGCTGCTGTGGTTATGATGCCAATCACGGGGCTTGCTGCTACAGTTGCTGCACCTGCTACAGTTTTCCCGAATGTACCCCAGGCGGCGGCAGCAGCGCCAGGGTTCAGCCCCCAAGGATCCACCCAATTAACCGGATCATTTCCAACATACCCATATAAGTTCGAATCCCCACCAGCAAACAATATCGGATCCTTAGCAGTCCACTTACCAATCTCCGGCATATAATCGCGATAGCCGAAGCGGACCAATTTGGTGTCCGGGTCATGGAGTCCTCCGGCGAAACCGAAGGGTATCGCAAAAGAAGGGTTGCTGTCACTGATTATATTGCCGAAACTGTCGTAATCAACTCTTTTGATGCTATTGCCGACGTTATCGGTGATCAGGCGCAGGGAGCCGACCTGGTCATAGTAGAGGTAGTAGGTGGTGCCGCCCTGGGTCATGGCATAGGGGACGCGGTCGTCGGCGTATTCGAAGCGTTGGCGCAGGTTGCCGGAGCCGTCGTAGACCGCAAGGAGGGTGGTTTGGTCGAGCCAGAGGTATCTTTCTTCAATGGCGCCGTTCACCTTCTTTGCTATGCGTCGGCCGAGGGGATCGTTGATATACTCGATCAGGGTGTCGTCCGGCAGGGTTACCCGTTGCAGTTCGCCGGTTGAGGAATAAAGATATTGGGTGGTTTCGGCACCCTCTGTCCGGACTCTGAGATTATCGTCGTAGTCGAACTCGTAGTTTATCGGTCCGGCGGTGAGGGTATGATCCTCAATGGAATGGGTGAAGGTTCTGCCGGTGATGGCGAGAAGTTCATTCATCTCGTAGGTGCGGTTGCCGTTGTCGTCATAGCGGTACTCTTCGACAAGTGCACCATCTTTGCTGACGGTCAGTAGTCTGCCGATATTGTCATAGGAATAGGCGAATTGGCTGCTAGTTCCTTCTATCTGCTCGCTTTTGGCGGTAATTCTGCCGCTGTCATTTCTGGTGAGATTGTAGGAGAAGCCGCTGCTGTTCTCGACCGCATCGATCTCGCCATAGCCGTTAAAGGACCGGTTTATCTGCATGTTGCCGTCCGAAACTTGTTCAGGCAGGCCGCTTGCGGCGTTTCTGGTGATGGTAAATCTTCCCGCAGCCGTCAGCAGGCCGTCGTTGTCGTAGCCAAAGTTTGCGGTCATGCCGCCATAGCTCATGGCGGTCGGATTGAAATCGTTATTGTAGCTGAAGCCGATATTGCCGGAAACTGATCCGGACTGATCGATGGAGGTAAGCAGCTTTCCGTCGTAGGTGTAGTTCAGCTGTTCGCTGCCCCGGCTGATCGAGGCCGGCAGATCACCACAGCTGTAGGTATAGCTGGTGGACCATTCGACGGTGGTCGTTCCTGTTAGGCGGCCATGGGTGTAGGTGTTGGTGATTGTTTTCCCGGATGGCAGCTTGATCGCGGTCAGTTTGCGCTCCCTGTCGTAGGCGTAGCTGGTAACGCTGCCCAGCGGCGTGGTAAAACCGGATACCCGGTTGACGCCGTTGTAGTCAAAGTGGTTCTCTGCGGGTACCGGGGTAGTGAGAACGGTCAGGTTGCCCGAGGCATCGTATTGGAACCGGACGGTTGAGCTGTCCGGCCGGTCGATCCGGGTTGGCCGGTCGAGGAGGTCGTAATTGTAACTGGTGGTCCGGCCCAATGGGTCGGTAGCAGAGGCTAAATTGCCGCGGGAATCGTAACCATAGGAGATATTACGAGTTCCTGTGGTTGCCGCGGACAAACGGCCATGGTTATCGTAGGCAAAATGGGACGATTGCAGACCGCCGAATTCCATATCGCTGACCAGCAGGGTGCCCAGATCGAAGGTGCTGGTGGCCGTTCTGCCTGCCGGGCTGGTGGAGGTGGCTGTGCCTGTCTGGTAATTGGTAATCGATGTGCTGGTTTTGCCGTTTAGGATAGAGGTGGCGGTGCTTGTCTGAGTGAGCCCGACGGCATTTTCGACATAGGTTTTATCCAGGTCAAGCCGGGAGGTCAAACCGGCAGGCGATGAGATGGAAACCGTTTGTGGTGTCTTTCTTTTGGATTTTTTATCCAGGGTGTAACGAATGTCGGTTGACATGCCGCATTGTTGTTTCGAATCATCCAGATTTTGATTTTTCCTGGTGAAGGTCGAGGTGTCACCGCTGGGGTTGGTGGTTACTGACTTATAAACACCGCCCGGTTCTATAGTATCGAGATGGGAGATGGTATTATTTTCGCTGCTGGTAATAGAAGATTGGACGGCGCCGTCGGTAAAGAGTACCTTGTCCAGCGTCCAGATGCCATGTTCTGGATCCTCAGTGCTGATGACGCGGCCGGCATCATCAAAAGTATGGGTTGAGGTTAGCCCTCTGGGATTGGTCATCGAGGTCATCAGCCCGTCACTGGTATAGCCGAAGCTATAGCCGGTTCCATCTTCAAAGTCGATGTCGGTCAGATTGCCTTCGCTATCAACCGCCAGGTCGGTGCGATGGCCGTAGGGGGAGATAATGGCGGTTGGATTGCCTGCTGCATCGCGATTGATGGCGATGTTGTTGTTGAACCGGTCGGTAATGGTGATAAGGCGGTTATTGTCGTCGTGATTGAAAGTTGTCAGGGTGTTGCCGGTATTAGAATCTACAGTTCGGAGATGCCGACCGGCTGCTGAAAAGATATAGGCCGTATCGTTGTCTGAAACATAACGGTCAAATTCACCCAAACCAAGTTTACGTGCAAACGGATTTACACTAACTTTGCGGACGCGATGATTTCGATAATATCCTCCATCCGTAATAAAAATATTGCCTGTTGCATCGACAGCTACACCATATGGATGGTACATCTGGCCGTTAACGGCAGGCTCATTATCGCCGGAATAACCTGGGTTCCCATTGCCGGCAATTGTGGTGATTATGCCGTTAGTGTCAACTTTGCGGATGCGATTATTAGAAGAGTCCGCAATAAAAATATTGCCTGTTGCATCGACAGCTACGCCAATGGGTTTGTTTAATTGGGCGTTAATGGCAGGCTCATTATCGCCGGAATAACCTGGGCTTCCATTGCCGGCAATTGTGGTGATTATGCCGTTAGTGTCAACTTTGCGGATGCGATTATTAGAAGAGTCCGCAATAAAAATATTGCCTGTTGCATCGACAGCTACGCCACGAGGATACTTAAATTGTGCGCTATCGGCAGGTCCGTTATCTCCGGAATATCCCGAACTCCCATCGCCGGCTACTGTGGAGATAATGCCGTTGGCATCGACTTTGCGAATGCGTTGGTTGCTACAATCAGCGATATAGAGGTTGCCGATTGCGTCAACAGCTACTCCATAGGGGTTCAATCCGGCACTAATAGCAGGTCCGTTATCTCCAGAATAACTCAAACTCCCATTGCCGGCTACTGTAGTTATGATGCCCTTGGTGTCGACTTTGCGGATGCGATTGTTGCTATAATCAGAAATATAGAGGTCACCGGATGAATCTACTGCCACTCCATCTGGAAAAGATAGACTGGCATTAACAGCGAGGTCATTATCTCCAGCATAACCCTTACGCCCACTGCCGGCAACAGTACGAATTCTGTCGATTGTAGTTACTATTTTACGGATGCGATGGTTATAAGAATCTGCAATAAAAAGATTGCCGGTTGGGTCAACAGCTACTCCCTTAGGGTAATCCATCCTTGCGTATGTGGCTATCCCGAGAAATCCTCCTAGATCGAAACCAGGGTACCCATCTCCGGCGACCGTTTTGATAATCATTAAACCTCCACTTTCGATACCCGAAGCTAAGGTTCCATCCCCTCTCAGCAATAATTTTTCCCCAATCAGGTAGTGATTACTGGAAAGACTCCAGCCGTTGCCGAATTGTTTGCCTTTGAATTGTTTTCCTTCATAACCAGTGACATTCACGTCATACCGTTTCCAGGAAATAACTTCGCTACGTGCCCGTATACCTGTCACCTCCGAACCTGCCTGAGCAAAGGCCTGACCAAAATCACCACCCTGCATATAAACCGCATCATACACAAAACCTATATTTACCCGACCAATAGCCCCGCCCTCAACAGAGTTGCCGAGCTGATCCCGGCCATCCCAGATAAACTCTACGCTCTGGTTGGGTGCCGGGTCCAGAGTGTCCTCAAAGGTGTTGCCGGCAATTTCCAGTTTGACAATTATCGATTTGAGAGAGGCGGGGACCGTATCCCCGCTGGCCACGACGGATATTACATTTTCATAGCCCTTCACCCGGTTGGAGGCATAATGCAAGGTCAGCTCGGTGCCGGGAATGGGAATATCCTCATGGAACACCCTGGTTTTGTGCTGGACGTACGAGTTGGTGGCTGAACACCCCTCAGCAGGTGGATTCTCAGGGTTCGTATCAGGGGCCGGGCCATTCGGCGGAGCCGAGTCCGGTGGTGGTCCATAGGGCCAGTTACAGTCCCAGGGGGTGAAATGTTTGACCTCGGCCCGCCAGAAGGTGGCGCCAGGCTGGAAACGAGGTGCAGCAAGACCCTGTACCTCATCGCTGAAAGATCCATTGCCATTCAGATCATTGGGCTGGCCGTCGCCGGTGGAATCAAGGGCGTCGACCAGGCCGTCGCTATCGGAATCGAGAAGACGGACCACTACGCCGTTGTCCGAGGGAATCCATTGCGCCTTATCACGATCATAGTAGCCGACCGGCACAACCTCCCCGACATTGAAGCCGAGGAAATTGTCGACCCAGAGCTGCACCGGTTTGGCAAAACGGACCCGTTCCGCGCCGTCGACCTGCAACTCGCTGCAATAGGTATAGGCTGAGTTGGGCGGCAGTTTGGCGGGCATTGACTCCGGGGTGGCATATTCGGTGGCGCGCACCGTAACTTTGTTCAAGGTCTGGACATCTTTGCCCTGCTCGTCCAGCAGGTAGGCGGAGTTATCGCCGGTGAAGACCATGGTAGCGGCGCGGCTGCCGAAACTGTCGGTCACTTCTGTTGCGGTATGGGTGATGACGGTGGCCGGGTTGCCGTCAAAGCCCACCACGGTTTCCACCGGATCGACCGGCAGCAGGCGAATGGTCTCGACTATCCCGTAATCGTTCCAGCCGACGTAGACTTGGCGGTGGGAGGTGATATAGCCCTCCTTTTTGAAGACGACGGTCAGGAAACCGCCGCCCTCAACCGGCAGGGTAAAGCTGCCGTCATCCCCGGTCGCTGTCGTGCCGTATTCGGAATGGCCGTGGATGGTCACCGCCACCCCCGCAAGGGGCTGGCCGGTATTGTCCTGAACCTTGCCGGTTATCAGGGAGAACCTTTTTTCATCATAGGTTTCGATGGTGGCATCTCCCGGCATCAGATCATTGTACTGGGCACCGAATGAGCCTTCCGGCTGGGGTTCGGGGTTGCCGGCGACCTGGACGGTTACCGTCGAACTCACGGTTCCTTCGGCACCGGTACCGGTAATGGTATAGATCGTGGTGGCAATCGGCGAGACGGCTTGCGAACCGGTCAAGGTGACGGAACCGATGCCGTTATCGATATGCACACTGGTTACTTTTTTCGAATCCCAGGAAAGCAGGGTCGAACCACCAAGGACGATACTCACCGGAGAAGCCGAAATGACAACGGTCGGCTGCGGTTCCTCCACCGCAACAACAACCCCGGCAGTGGTTGTCCCACCTGGACCTATAGCGGTGATGGTATAGTCGGTGGTTGTAGTTGGCGTCACACTGATTGAACCGCTGCAGTCGACAGCACCGACCTCGGGCGCAATGGTACAGCTGTCGGCGTTGGTGGTGTTCCAGCTCAAGGTCGAAGATTCACCGGGAGCAATGGTTGAAGGAGTGGCGTGCAAGGTCACGGCCGGGGGAGGTACGGTGACGGAAACGGTGGTTCGGGCTTCGGTCACACCACCGGGGCCGGTGGCGATCAGAGTGTATTCGGTGGTGCTTGCCGGGGTAACGGACACGCTTCCGCTCGGGGCGACGGTGCCAATACCGGGAGCGATGGAGACGCTGTCCGTATCATTGGTCGACCATTGAAGGGTGCTGCTCTCTCCGAGCAGAATGGTGGACGGTCCGGCACTGAAGGTAATTTCCGGCGGCGGCGCAGATGGTCCCTGACCAATACTCACCGACAGTGAAGCGCCTTTTCTTGCGACGAAGAAAATTCGTATTGTATTATTTTTATTGAGTTTAATCTCTTTTTCAAAATCAGTCTCGCTTCCTCGCAGGAAAGCGTGGAGGCCGACCCTTTTTCCATTTATCAGCAGAAAGCCGGTCTGAAATTTTGTACTGCCTGCACCGGAACTCTTGGTGACGTGGAGCTGACCTTTAACCGCCGGATCGGCGCTGAAGGTATGGGAAGAATGGTGCACGCCAAACCAGCCGGCAGTAAGGTCATGAGGACCGAAGATTGTTGTCGCATAGACAGAAACAGGAAGGAAAAAAACGGCCAGCAGAGAAAACACGAAGGAAAGCAAATGTCGTTTGTTCATGCCTAATACTCAACAGGATAATGTGATGGATAGATATCGGGAAAAGAAATCCTGAAGTACTATGCGGAATTAATTTACACGACATAAAAATAATCTCTATATACTCTATGTTAAAGCAGGAGGCGTTTTCAAGAATTATTTTTCAAGTGTAATAACAGTGAATTTCAGCCGAGCGGTGGGCATGCCTGAATCTCAATGGGGGCGGGAGAAGATGATTTTTTAACAGTTTCGATAATAACTTCCAGGGGCTGTCATTCCGGCTTTCGCCGGAATGACAAAAATGACCCCTTACTCCCCTTACCGGTGCAGCAAGTGGTTAAATCTTGGTTTTATTGATATTTAAAGCAAAACTAGCATCTTGAAAAAGTCCAATTTCATTCATTCGCATGGAGTGCATAAATAAGAGACCTGTATTTTTAAGTGTAGCACTTGAAATCTCACCAAAAACATTCTTTGATATGCCTATCCACCACTGGACTCCACCGTAGATTACTCCATATGCTCTACCACCATTATATCGGCTCGATACATATCTGCTTACTGCATGCACAACCTCATTTGTTTCGTGATGAACGGCAAAATAACCATAGATAGGAAATTCGTGTTCAGGACCAGGATCTCTGGAGAGTAACATTTTTCTGATTTTATCTTCATATGGCCCGAGATTAACCTCTGAAAAGGTTGGCAAACTACTTACACTAGCTCTAAAAAGATTGCATAAGTGAAAGAGCTTAAAAGAGGAATATTCGGTCTGGATTTTTCTTATTTCTTTAGGATTTTCCCAAACGCTAGGCAAAATTCCACTTTCGAACCAAGATACCCGAAAAGGGACCTCGTAGTTCAAATTTAATAAAGACTCACAGTCAGCACAGAGCAAAGGCTCTCTTAAGCCTTTCTGTTCTTTTTTATAACCTTTGTTTCCAGTGCCAGTAACCCCAATCATTTTGTGATTCGAGTTGTAAATTTTATTGTATAAAAATTCAGTAATTATGTGAGAATCAGACAACTTCTTCTCGTTTTGGCACAATTTACATGTTTTCATATAGATTTAATGGCTGAGTCGACGGCCCTTTTTGCTTTGATAATGGATGCGGAGCATTCGATTATCGAAGTGAAATGGGCTGTCGAAGGTTTGGTTTACGTAGCTCAGCGAAGCACAGACCGGACGTTTGACTCCTGCAACTAAGCCATTTGCGCAGCGGAGCTGCACAAGTCATTGATTAACAATCTCTTTGCCTTGATAGCATGATAATTCTCATATAATCGGGCAACTCTCTTGGCATTAGATTATTTGTTGTTTTTGGTAGCATTGCTACTGTGTAGTATGAATCATTTCGAGTGGATACGTGCTGATAGTGGTATATTTTTTTTAAGACTCAGCCGATAAGTTATCCAATCCTTTATTTTTATCATTCTCCCTCTTTTTTTTTTCTTCTTCCCAAGAACGATAATTGGGATGGCTTTTATAAAGTTCGTTTAGAAAGGTGGTAACGCCCTCCTGATCCTCCCCGTAGTTTTCTGCAATATAGTCAAAAAAATCATCGAAAAAGACACTGCCGCATTGCTGTTTGAAGCGGAGTCGGTTGAGTTGAGCCAGGGTGTTGTCCTGGTCCTTTGTTGCTTTTTTTGCTTGGAAGGATGTTTTTATTTCTGCCGTTGCTGTTTTTGATGGGGGGAAAGGATCACCTGCTCCTCGTACCAGCCAATCAAAATTACATCCAAAAAAATCAGAAAGCTTTTTTAGGGTTTTACGCTGTGGGGCCTTAGTCACTCCACGGAGCCAATCACTAACTCTTGATTCACCCGTTTGGATTTCTTTTGCGAAAGCGGCTTGGCTGATTTTTTTGTTATCTATAAGCCACTGTAATCTGTCTTTAAATTCGACTAAACTTGCCATACGTTCACATAATGCGTTTTTTGTACTTGCTAAACGCACCCGAAAAAGCTAATATCTTGCCATAGAGCACAAAAAAAGGCGGAAGAAGGCTCGATCCTTGGCAAATGAAACGCTGAATCGATAGTTCAGCAAGCTACAGAGGTAAATGGACATTCCTTATCGGAGCCGTTTACGATCTCGTTTGAGTGCTGCTTCCTTTTTTCCCATCCAGCCTGCTCCTCTATTGCCGTAGAGGTGCCAAGGAAGGGGATCTCAAAAGTTTGGTCAAAGTATGGCCCTCCTTCCTGCGAGATGCTCTTTATTGAGAAATATTTTTTGTGCTCTTCTTCTGTCCCATAAAAAAAAGAGGGACCTAAACAAACTGAGAAAACATGACTGAGACAAACAGACCAGCAGCCTCCGGCAACATCTTTGTAATGAGGACATCAGATCGCCGACAACACAACAAGGTCGTCAACCTGACAGACCCCAATGATATCGTTGCCGCCATGAAGAAAAAAGGCGGCAAGGGCGGAGTAACCCTCTGTGCTCATGAAACAGGATATAAGCTGCCATATATCTCGCAGCATATCCATCAGGTGCGAGAATGCCGGGACGTTCTCCAGGCAATGGCAGACTGGCTGGGTTGCGGAATATATGGGGTTCTGCCTGACGAACCGGCAGAACCCGAAACGGGCGAGAAAGAGGAAAGGTAAGGTTCCCGCTCTCTGGCCGCTCGGGTAATGATAGCTGGCACTATCTGCACCTTACCAGAGGGCGGGGATGTTTTGCAACACTGTGTGATAGCGAACGAATAATATTCATTATCGCATTATTAAACTAACCAACGGAATCCGTATATGACAAAGGAAAATCCAGGGTTGCAGACTTGGCAGATTTGGCAGGTTGCAAGGAAATATTTGGGCGTCAAGACTCTCTGCCGCCTTTACGGGGTGAAGGCCAGGACCATTTACGATTACGCGCAGAATCCATCAAGCACTGAACAGAGAACCCAAAAGGACCCTCTGCAGCGGCTTCATTATCTTTTGACGCAGCTGGATGATCTTGGCTTTGGTCAGTACGCCCGGGCGGCGATTGTGTATTTGCAAACCGCACTTGAGGATGGTGGGCATCATGGGCCGGTGATAGAGCCCATGGATTCGATCAATGAAGAAATTCTCCTTGATTATAAGCTGGTGGCGAAGCTGCAGGAAGCCATTGATAACGGTGAGCCGGTTGAGTACGTGGCTCGATTAAAGCAGGAAGTGGTTGAAGAGGTTGAGCGAACCTACCTGCGGTACCTGAAAGATAACGAGGTTACGGCATGAATGAAGCAAAGCTGCGGGAAATAATGCGGGAAGAGCTGCTGGCTTATATGCCTCAGACAGCCCCGATTCTTTATGTTCCGGAAGAGGCGGCAAAACTGCTGAAGGTTACGGTCGGCACGTTGGCTGTGTGGCGAACGAACGGCAAAGGACCCAAGTACACAAAGGCCGGCGGCATTAAGTATGAGTTGCGAGATATCAACGAGTTTTTGAGGATACGCAGCGTATCATGATTCGCATAAGACAGAAAACAGTTTTTCGAACCATCAATCGCTGGTGGGACTATTGGAAAACCGACTACGGCTAGGGCGAGCGCAGTCATTTTCCTTGGCGGGGGGGTACATGGTTGCGCTGATATAAATTATGCAAGACCCAGCATGATAAAGAGAATTGGAAGTTGGATTTGAAAACGGGTGTATCAAACTGTGAGGATGTCGTCTTCTCTTTGTCATTGCTGGGTTGTAGCTGGAAAAAACGTTCCCTGTAAACGGAGATCAGGAGGCGCATATGAGAAAAGATGAAGATGAATGCGATGTGCAGCCGAAGGTGATCGGACTGGGTGAGCAACTTATATATGGGCTTCTGCTCTCGCCGCTGATGCTTTGGTTGAGCTGGTTATTTTTTAGGCAGCTGGCCGAATATGGCTGGCAGAGGCTTGGTTCTTAAAGATAATTTTTTTTAAAAGGATAAAAACAATGGCAATACAGCAAAAAAAAACGAGCAATTGTCGGGAAGGACAAATGCTCGTAACAACAAAATCCCAGGCTAAAGAGATTTCATATTCCACCAATGTAGTAATTCTTTTTCCTTCTTGCAAGATTTTCGCTGAGGTTATCCGCCGTCAGCGGATGTTTTTGTATCACACCCCTGTTCCTGTTTCTTTTCCTCCTCAAAAGCTGCTGCCGGCCGCCTGAAAGTAATCTTGGGATGGGCGGGTTTGGTTTTAACAACCGGTTTGTTTATCTGAACACTGCTCGTTTGGCTTGAGAGTAGTGTTTCAGGGGCGGGTATTCAAAATTTATGGATGGAGTGGGCGATGAAAGAGCTTAACGAGTTTGTGAACAAGATAATGGCGGATATGACCGCAAACGGCAGGGTGGAGGAGATCATTAAAAAGAACGTGGAAAACGCGGTCGAGAGTTCTTTTAAAAAACTCTTCGAGAGTTATGGCACCTTTGGCAAACAGATTGAGGCTGGCCTGGAAGAGGCGATTAAGATCGATTTCAGCCAGGTAAGTTTGCAGGAATATAACCTGATGGTTGTAGATATGGTCAAGGGTGTGGCGCAGAAGCATATGAAAAACGCGGCTGAATCCTATCTGGTTAATGAGCTCGAAAAGGTGCTCTCTCCGGCTCCTAAAGAGATAACCGTTCAGGGAATTCTTGATCTGTATCTGCAAGAATGGCGTGATGAGTACAGCGGGGATGAGCAAAGGGCAACTGTCGAGATAGAAGATTCATCGGTTACAGGGGCAAAAACTCTGAAGATGTGGAAGGGAGAAAAGAAACAATCCTATGCTTCCAGAGAAAAAGACCCTGAATTGGATCTCTACATTCGCAATAATGGCACTGTCGGCATAATCAGAAATGGCAGAGACAATCTTGGTACCTGCAATTTCGGGCCGGAGGCCAAAGTCTACCAGATGTATGCCGCCGGCACCGTAGTGACGGATATTGCGGATTGTGATGTCGATGACCTGGAAACCTGGATTTTTGATAATTGATACCTGGGGGATTGGGATTATGACGAAGTTTATGAAATTCCTAGAATGGCGGGCGTGGATGGCTAAAGATATCGATCCCGCAGAAGTTGTTACCTGTCCGGTTTGTGAAGGTGAGGGAACATTCATTGAGACATGTTCGCAGTGTGACGGCGAAAAAGACGTTGATTGTGAAGTGTGCGGCCAGGAAGGGACAGTAGTTTTCGGGGAGCTATCCAAAGAGCTCCAGGCCAAATGCTTTTCTTTTCGGGATTATCAGCAACGTCTTATCGAGGACATTGAATTGCTCCAGAACTGGAGTGATAACCCTATCAATCTTTTTGCTGATTTGCGCCGGATTGGCTATGTCGGTTATCAGACCATCAAGGACCGTGAAATAGGGCTATTGGATATTTCTAATGGCGGATCCCGTGTCTCACGATTTTTTCTTAAATATGCGCCACGTAATTATCGAGAATGCTCGGATCAAGGCCACTGACAACCGAAGAGGCCCAGCTCTTAAAGGGGTTATTCATCGGCAAAATGGCGGTCAGGAACCTGGCTCTTTTTGTCTTTGGGGCGAATACAGGATTCAGGATCACCGAGCTGCTCAGTCTGCGGCTCGGTGATGTGCTGGAAGAGGGTGGCAAAGTTAAGGATCGGATTACGGTGAGCAGGCGGTTTATGAAGGGTAAACGGAGTTCGCGGAATGTGGTGTTAAACGAATATGCCCAAAAAGGCTTGGTGCCGTGGCTTGTTGTTCTGCGGGAGTCTGATGTCATTCATAAGGATGATTTTATTTTCCGGAGCTACGGTCACGGCAACAAGGCCATCGGCAGGGTTCAGGCCTGGAAGATTTTGACCAAAGCCTACAAGGCCGGTGGGTTAACCGGAAAACTCGGCACCCATGCCATGCGCAAGACGTTTGCCAATAATGTTTACCGGGATCTCTTAGAGAAAGTCGCCGCGGGCGAGCCTATAGACGCTTTCAGGTCAATTTCCAAGGCGCTGGGGCATAAAGATATAAAAAGCACGGATCAGTACTTGAGCTTTCTCACTACCGATATTGACGAGACGATTAAAAGGGTTGGGGTATGAAATCTGACTTAGAAGCAGTGCTTATAACCGTGCCGGATCTTATGACGCGGTGGAGCAAGAGCCGGAAATCAATTTATCGTCTGATCGCCAATTATCGAACTATCCTCTGTCCGGTCAAGATCGGCCGGGATTATCGCTTTGAGCCGGATAAAGTGAGGTTGTTTGAGTCTCAGATGCGAGTTGTTGAGGAGGATTGATAGAGAAATTTTTAGGATACTTATGCAGCAATACACCAAGAGATTAACAGCATATGGAAATATGGAAGCATCTTGATGAATTGAGAAACAAGAAGGGGAACTAAACAATGGAATGCGCATGTATCAACGTCGCCCACAGCGGATCGAAGCCGATAGACTCTATGGTTATCCCTGGAGTGCGGGCAAAAAGAAATGAGTTGTGTGATGAGTGCCTGGAGGAAATTGCAGCAGGTGAGAGGTTTGAAAAAACTTTGGTTCAGTGGGACTTGATAGAAGGAAGGCACACGTACAGAATGTGTCTTGATTGCCAGTCACTCCGCGAGGCTTTTTTCTGTAACGGCTATATCGTCAACCGGCTGCACGAAAGTCTATGGGAACATGTGGTCGATACCGATGGAGAGGTTTTGGAGGCGTGTCTTGCCAGCCTGACTCCTCGTGCCCTGGCTATGATCTGCGTGCTGATCGAAGAGATGTGGGAGGGCTTCCCGGAAATTATGTGGAGTGCCGGTCATGAGTGATGAGAGGCCGGTTTTTGCTCGGTGGAGATATCCTTTTGCTAAAATAGAGGGCAAAAAAATTCTGATTGTTGAGTTTTTTGAGGCTCGCCATTGGCGGATACGGCATGGAATGAAGGTTTTCCCTTCCCTTAAAGATTGGGGCGGGGAGGAAGTAGACTGGTCTCAGATGTACCGCCTGCGAATAAACGGCAAATGGTTCGGGCCAAAGAAATTAAGCTTTTTCACCGTGGTGCAGGCTGCAAGAATTGTCACTCGCATATTGCATAATGGGAAAATAACAGATTGTGCCGCTATCGAGATGATAAGGGCCAAAAATGGCGATGTATTCAGCGTGACCGACGATCCGGTGTGCGTTCTGCCGGATGGTTCGGACATAAGGTTTAACTGATCATGGCCTTTAAGCTGGTTCGTCCAAAAAAGTCCTACGATGAGGTGGTTTGCAAGCTGCAAAGGGATGCCTTTATGACCAAGAAATGGTGTCTCTATGCTCAGTACAACGAGTTGTGTCACGGCTGTCCAGAGAATCAAGGTTGGGTGAAGAGTAGATATCAAACTGAAAAAGAAAGCAAGAAATTATGAAATCAGGAAATTGGGTACCACTCTCCAAGGCATTAGTAAATTCGTTACCAAGAGATCGTCCTTTTACCGAGCTTGAGGCCATGTTTTCGTTGCAGGTTGACTATGATTGTAATCGCCCGTGTACTGTCAGAGGTTTTTCAACCAGGTGGCAGTGGTCAAGAAATAAGGTGCTCCATTTTTTAAAGAAACATGGCGTTTTTATTGAGTTTGAAGGCGCTAAAAATCAATTTCGTCAGGGCAAAATAAGGGTAAAAAAAAGGGCCAGCAACGATACCAGCGACGATACCGGCAAAGGGCCAGCAATAGGGCCAGCAGCAGGGCCAGCATTCGGGCCAGCAATGATACCAGCAAGATTTATAGATTACAGGCACTTACAAGATACAGCGATACCAGCGGCGATACCAGCAATGAGCCAGCAAAAAGGCCAGCAAGAAGACCAGCAAAGGGCCAGCAACGATACCAGCGAAGGGAACCAACTAAAGATCCTAGATCCTATAAAAGATAAAAAGATATCTCCAGCCGATGCTGGAGGAGGTGGTCGGCTGGAAGATTTTTACACGACAAAAAGACGGCGGCAGCTGAAAGGGGAAAGGCTGGCTGGTTTTGCGCTGTTCTGGGATGCTTTTGGCTACAAGGAGGGCAAGGCAGATGCGGCGGACGCCTGGTTGAATTTGAAGAATTATTCGAGCGAGCTGGTCGGCAGGATTTTGGTTGCCGCAAAAAGAGAAGCGGCGGGGAGACCGGCCAAGCGGTCGGCGAACAAGGTCCCGATCATGGCGCAGGGATGGTTGACCGGCAGACGTTGGGAGGATGAGCCTGAAGCGGTAGCGCTGGCTGGTACAGTGCGGGACTGTTTTGACTACTCGGCGCTGCAGGTTGGGCGGAGGGTCAGATGGAACGGCGGTGTCCATGTCATCGAAGAGGGTTTTGTTATTCGTCTGGATGATGGAGTGATGCCCCAGCAGGTCATCAAGAGTTTTTACCGTCGAGGGAAAATGACATTGGCGGATCAAGTCACTCAGGGAGCGTAGAATCGAGATGAAAAAAAGCGAGATTGTGAAAAAAGGAGAACCAACCAGGATAGTCGAAGAGCCGGTTATGTTGAACGGACGGAGGCGGGATGGGCTGGTTATTTTGTGCAATAACGGTCGTCAGTATACTGGGGACCAGTTGGCCGATTTGAAGGGGATGAGGTGGCCGTCGCTGTACGAACGGATTCTGCGGGAGGGTTGGGATGGGGAAGATGTGTTGCGTTGTAAGGGTGAAAAGAAAAAGCTGAAGAAAGCAAAAAAGATTATTAAGGCTGCTCCGTCAGATGTTGATGTAACGCTGCTTGGCAAAGGAGAGCGGCGGCAGAGGCTTGAAATGATCAAAGGGCCTTCCGCTTTTGAGCGCTCTTTTTTAGCTTAGGGGGATTGGGGATGAACAAAGCAAATAAAAATTATTTTATGAACACTCACAAAGGTCCGTTGCTGATTGATTACTTTGCCGGGGGAGGCGGCGGTAGTCTTGGCATGGAGCAGGCGTGGGGCAGGCCGGTGGATATAGCCATCAACCATAATCCTGAAGCGATTATTATGCATAAAGCCAATCATCCCACAACCAAACACTATCAGGAGGATGTTTTTAAACGGCATCCCCTGGCTATTACCCAGGGCAGAAGGGTGGCTCATGCTCACTTTTCTCCCGATTGCACCCATCATTCAAAAGCCAAGGGCGGAACTCCTGTTTCCAATAAGCGGCGGGGTTTGGCCTGGATTGTCAGAGATGTGGCTACCTGGTGCAGGCCGGATCTTATCACCCTGGAAAATGTTCCCGAATTCGAGAATTGGGGGCCGCTGTGTCCAATGCTTGATGCGGCCGGCAATGTTAAAAGGGACAAAAATAACGAGATAATGATGGTGCCTGATCCTTACCGAGCCGGGGAAATATTTTACGAGTGGGGCAATCAGCTGAAAAGACTTGGTTATGATCTGGACTGGCGGGTATTGAAGTGTTGCGACTATGGGGCACCTACGATCCGGGAGAGATTGTTTCTTGTGGCCCGCTGTGACGGGGTGCCGATAGAGTGGGCCGAACCGACCCACGGGCCGGGCAGGAAACCGTATAGGACCGCTGCAGAGTGTATAGACTGGTCGATACCCTGCCATAGTATTTTTCTCACACCTGATCAGGTGAAAGAGCAGAAACTTAATATTCGCAGACCACTTAAGCCCAATACATTAAAGCGGATTGCAAGAGGTGTGCAGCGGTTTGTTATCGATTCACCGGATCCATTTTTCATTTCCTACTATGGGCCGAAAGGAGAAAATCATTTCAGAGGATTCAGGCTTGGCGATCAGGTACCTACCCAGACGACTGAGAACCGCTTTGGATTTATTGCTCCGTATATTGTTCCTTTAACCCACCATGGGAAGCGTGAGAGTCACGATATCCAAGAACCTGTTAAGACAATTACCTGTGCAAATCGGAGTGAGCTTGGATTGATCGCTCCGTATATTGTTCCTATCGCAAATTATAATGGTGATGTAACCGCACACAACGTTGATGAGCCACTAAGAACTGTCACTGCCAACCCCAAAGGAGGAGCATTCTCGGTTGTAATCCCCCATGTAAGCCGACAGTTTGGACAGGGGATCGGCAGTAAATGTGATGCACCGATTGGGAGTATCACTGCTGGTGGTATGGGGAAAGCGGCATTGGTGGAAACATTTCTGGTTACGCATAATAGCAGGTCCGGCGCGGGGCGGTCTGTAGAAAAGCCTGCTGCTTCTATCACATGTAAAGAAAAACATGCTGTCACTCTGGTCAGTTCTCATTTGGTCGAGTTGCGTGGAAGCAATAAGGACGGTCGTCCGGTCAAGATGCCTGTAGCTGCTGTTATGGCGGGAGGGCAGCATGTAGGAGAAGTCAGGGCATTTCTTACTCAATATAACAGTTTAAATATCGGGCAGGATCTTAAGAGCCCAGCTATTTCGATTACCACCAGGGATCGGCTCGGATTGGTCACAGTGCATGGGCTGCAGTATCAAATAGTTGACATCTGTATGCGGATGCTCTCACCGAGGGAATTGTTCAGGGCACAGGATTTCCCCGACACCTATGTCATTGACCCCAAATATCGGCAAAGGGATAAGCAAACCGGCAAGTATAAAATCAAGACCCTGAGCAAGACAGCACAGGTGAATATGTGCGGGAATTCTGTTCCTCCAGGAACGTTGAAATCTGTGATTTTGGCGAATATCCCGGTAGAGGTTTCTAATAGGATGGCTGTTTAAAATTGGAGCGGTGGCAATGACCATGAAAACAAAGATGAAGTCGGATCATTGAAATCTTTTTTGTACATGTTGTGTTTCAGATTAAAGTTGTGCTAAAATTGACTCAAATGTGAATCGTTGTTATTAATATTTATTAACCGTTGTTATCGAAAATTATTGACAGAATACTGAATATTTATTACGGACTGTGCGTCAAGAGCGAAAAAAATGAATAATTATTCACTTAAGAGGAGGTTAGCTATGGCTCTACCAATTGCAGCAACCCCCGTGCTTGAAGGTGAAGCTGCTAAGATATTTTTCGCCAAAATCGAATCCAACCTTAAAAGACCTTCACGGCTTATTGATACGCCTAATCTAGGGAAGGCTAAAGAGCTCATAAGAGAGTATGCCGCCAAAAGGAGACAGGAATAGTCTTTGTGTTGATGATTGGGAATTGAGAAAACTCGATGAAGATTCTCATCGTGAATTTCTAAGCCAATTTGATTGCGGCAATTCAGATCTTAACGAATATTTCAAGCGCGATGCATTGCTCAGCCGTGAGCATTTAATCGGACAAATTTACTGTTTGACATTTAAGGCCACTGAGGAAGGAGTTCCTATCCCAGTGGCCTTAATTGATTTCTGCAATGATGCGGTACGAAAGAAAGCATCAAAAAGATCCCCTGGTTATGATCAGCTAGAATCATTCAGCTTGGATGACACTAAGCGGTATCCTACTCTTCCTGCCGTAAAGATTTCGAGATTGGTGTCATGAGAGAGTTCAGAGGACACGGTGTAGGAACCAACCTTTTAAATATGGTAAAAAGGTTATTTGTGACAGAAAACAGAACAGGTTGTAGATTTATTACCGTAGACGCATATAACGATCCTGAAGTATTGACCTTTTATCAAAAAAATGATTTTGATTTTTTTTATGATAAAGATAGCCGGAACCTTACTAGAGCTATGTGGTACGATTTAAAACGTCTACAGCTTACTGGAGAATTTGCTTAGCAGTCCATGTGCTCACTGGAGTTGATCAGGTGAGGGCAAAGAGGAGATTTGATGAATGAAGCTCAGGAGCGCTTTGAACAATGGATTCCTTTTTTTGGGCATAGGCTCGATCTTTATTGGAATGCTTAGAGGAGGAGACAATGTCGACTTTGTGGGTATTTTGCCCCTCGTCATCTTCTTTATCTTTTTTCGCATTAAGATGTGGCTTGACGATGCGGTATATTTTAGTAGAGAAAAAAGGAAGAATGCCCTGTTTGACCTGGGTGTAATTTTCGCAATTGTAGCATGGTGTCTCTGGGCTGTGGCTGGGTACACAATAACCACCCCGGCTACGAGTTATCTTATTCTCATGTGGGCTTTGTTGGTGCTGGTGGCGTGGATCTTAGCAGATGCACTTCATAATAAATGTTTCGCTGAGAACCGTAAGTACTTTATCCTGTTGAATCTCATTTACACTGCGGTTCTATGGGTAATGAGTACAGACACAGTCATACTTCCATTCCCGAAGACAGCGCTTGGCTGGTTGCTCGTTGCTGGTACTTTAATCGACTTCCTCTTCCATGGATCTCTAAAAAACTTTGAAGAAGAGTTTGATGAAAGGAAACAATATTGAAGGTGAAGGGTGCAAGTCTGCTTTTGACCATTGAATGGAGGAAAGCTGCATGGGCAGAGAGAGTTTGCTAGCTTCCGCTGCCCCGATTGAAGTGTTATATCCTCATCCGAAGAAATTTATTTTTGAAGTTAACCTTTTAGTTTGGCAAGTTTATTAGCAAAACAAAGGATCACAAAACAAAGGAGTCCAAAACAATGGGCCAGGTCTTGAAATGGAATATTGTGAACATAGCAGCCGTACGGCAGCAATTCCTGTTGAATTTAAATATGATATTTCAAGACCTGGCCCTATTGTTTGCACTATTGTTTGCATGGCCCTATTGTTTGCATTGTTTGTGAGACCTGGCCCCATTGTGCATGCATAACTTTTCACAAGTCTGATCAAGGTTTACATTTGGTGTAAAATGAAGCCTTTTCATGACCTTCTGTTACGTCTATCAAATAGGGGACAATAGAGCAACCATTATTGAACTTGATCGCATTTGCTTGATATACCTTTTGGTTATCTCTTCTGTATGCCTTTTCCATATCTGAATAACTATATCTTATACCATTTGGCCAGTCTTCACTTTTTTCAAGACTATTTAGAGTAAAAATCAATGAATTGCTACATATCGCCCTAGTCTGTCCTGGTTCCATAGCGAATTTTTGTCCATTTTTGATAACAACCAAAGGATCTGGTATAAGTAAATTATCTATTACAGGAATTGAATCAGTCTCTTTTGACATACCTATTATGCTATTGAGTGTTTGAATAACACAACTTACGTACAATTGATATGCGGCTTGCTTGCCATCGTTTTCAGAAAATTGTTTCAATAGTTCTTCAACCCGTCCAATATCGAGACGGGTTTGACCCGTTGCTTCCACTCCACCCCCAAATATTCTAGTAATTTTGGCATCGACGTCGCCTTTTGCATCAATCGATAACCCTGCGCCACAAATAGCACCAACTGATCTAATGATAGAATAATCTACAGTGCTTAAACCGTTAGACATTTCAACCGCTTTTGCATTAACACTAGATACTAAGAACATAACTAATGCTAAATATATACGAGCCTTCATAAAAATTCTCCTAAGTAAAAGTCAAAATTGTTAATGAGGATGATTACATGCACGATCTATCTTGATGTTATATTGAAAGAAAAAGAAACACGCAGCAATTTTATTAATTTTCATAGCTATCGTTCTTAGTCAAACAACAACACAACCTGCGCCACGATTTATCCACGTTTGATTGCATCTTCTTAACTGGTTTTACTATGGAGGTTTTTCAAAAACCCCACTCGCCTTCAAGAGAAATCGTGCGGCAGTCATTCTTGGTGCTATGTGGGATGACTTTCGCAAAATGCACTGCAAATGTTTCTCGATTCAATTGATCGGCACTAGATTCATTTTCGGTAATAGGTTGATTATTGTGATAGCCTCTTATTGGTGTATGCTCAGATAACATATGATTCTAATGTATTGGCTTGCTAACCAGTAATTCCGCAGATCTGTATAATAACCAGGAATTGAGTGTTATACAGAAAGATGGCATCGATTTTCATAAACCTTGTCGATCATCCTCCGATGGTTAACATATATTCCAATAGATCATAACCGATGTAGCGGAAATCTGATAGAAAATACTTTCCGATTAATCTCGGAAACGCACACCCTTCGAGAATGGGATCGAATTATTAAGTTATTGTTTTTTACGCATTCTTTTAATCAAATTACCCCCCATTCCTTTTCCTAACATTTCACTTGGCAACTGCCGGAGCGTTGCTTTTTGGCTCGAAAATGGATGGGCATAAAATGGGAAACAAAATTAGAAAACATCAACTCTGAGGGGGTTATGTCCTCTAGTGACCGCTATTTAAGGTTATTTTTCAGCTAGTTGAGGAATTTCTTTGCTTGTTCTGCAAAATATCGTACAACTATTGCAGACACAAAATCCCCAGTTTGAGTTAAATGGAGGTGCCAGCCGCCCAGAAACAGAGCATTATTTATGCTTGATATTGGTTAGGGTCTATGATATAGGAAGGGTAATGGCGGAGGAAACGCAGTGTTTACGCAGGCCAGGGAAGCTCGAACGCAGAGCTAATGATATTACGGAAGCTATCAGAAAGTTGATATTGGCTGAAGCCCCAGGTGTAAGTAAGGGGTTGATTTTAGTTGAAATACCAGTTTTGAACGGTGGGTTGCCGGACGGTAATATCAGTATTAAAAAAAATATGTCGATTTGATTAATCGGTAGATGCTAATTGACCCCTGATTTAGTTCAGGGATTGTTAAAAAGCCCCGAATTAAAGCGGATTTATCCCGCTTTGGTTCGGGGCTTTTTTTTTTGGAGTTTTTTATGGCGAAAGATTGGGAAAGGATCGAAAGGGATTATCGACTGGGGCAGAAATCGATACGTACTCTTGCGACTGAAAACCGGGTCAGTCCATCAACAATCTCCAGAAGAGTGCATAAAGAAGGGTGGGTACAGGATAAAACCGAGGAAATTCGGGTACGTACCAGAGCAGCCCTAAATGTCCAAAATGACCCAAATGCCACGCAACACCCCACGCAACAAAAGCGCAACACACCGTCGCGAGCTGACATCGAAATCGCTGTGATGACCAATGTTACTGTGATTCGCGAGCATAGGAAGAGCATACTTACCGGGCGTCAGTTGGTTCAGTTGCTGGCAGGGCAGTTAAACGAAGCAGCGAATAAGCGAAATGAGATAGAAGAGGATATTTGCATTGATACAGAAAAAGGTGGTGAAGGGGGGAAGAAGGAGACTGACTATCGGAGAAGAAATACCATGCTTAAAGCTGTTTCTCTTCCCGCCCATGCAGCTGTTCTTCGAGATCTGTCCACCGCTTTAAAAAATCTAATTCCACTCGAACGGCAGGCTTTCAATCTCGATGAAGATAAGGAAAAGAAAACCCCGGCTATGATGTCCGATGATGAGCTTGAACAAGAGCTGAAGAGTTTACGAAATGGCTAAGCCTCAATCAAGGGTTGAGATAATTCGAGAAATCGAATTGCTGCGGGAGTTGCGGCGGCGGGGAACCGAGCCTCATCGCTGTTATCATCCCTATGTTCCTCAGTTGGAATTTCACACCAGGGGGAAGGATTACAACGAACGAGGATTCTTTGCCGGTAATCAGTTAGGGAAAACGCTGTCGGCTGCTCATGAGGCTTTTTATCACGCTTCCGGGGTGTATCCGGATTGGTGGCCGGGAGTGCGGTTTGAAAAGGCCAATGTCGGGTGGATTGGTGGTGATACTGGTGAGACGATCCGGGACACCTCACAACGATTGTTGCTTGATCGCCCAGGTAAACTCGATGGTGATGCTGATAAGTACACGGGGATTATCCCTATTCGGCTGCTGTCGGGGAAACCCAAGATGGCCTCCGGAGTGCCTGATCTGGTCGATCATTTCAGTATCAAGCATGTTTGCGGGGGTAGAAGTTATATCTATTTCAAGAGTTATTCGAAAGGCCGGCAGAAGTGGCAGGGAGATACCATCGACTGGTTGTGGCTGGATGAGGAACCGCCTTATGAGATTTATTCGGAAGGATTGACCAGGACCAACAAGGGGCAAAATGGGCAACTCTCATTTATGACCTTCACTCCTCTGCTTGGTATGTCAAAGGTGGTTACCAAATTCTTGAAGGAGCCATCCCGGCAGCAGATTGTCACCCGGATGACTATCCATGACGTTACGCATTATACCGAACGTGAGAAGCAGGATATCATCGCCAGTTATCCGGCCCATGAACGCGACGCCCGGGCGGAAGGTACACCGATCATGGGTTCAGGACGGGTTTTTGCTGAAATTGTAGAGCAGGATATTCTTGAACATAGGCTGCTTGAGATCCCGGACTGGTGGCGGCATATCCTGGGCATCGATTTCGGGTGGGATCATCCATCTGCGGCTGTGCATCTTATTCATGATCCGGAAACCGATGTGGTGCATATTCGGAAAACCCACAGGAAGAGAGAGGCCACACCGATTGTTTTTGCGGGGGGAATGCTCAGCTGGCCGAAAATTCCCGTTGCATGGCCTCATGATGGATTGCAGCACGATAAGGGCAGCGGGGTGCAGATTGCCAAGCAGTACAAACTTGCAGGGCTGAACATGTTGGAAGAGAGAGCCACTTTTGAAGATGGTTCGAATGGTCTTGAAGCCGGGGTAACGGAGATGTTGACCAGGATGCAAACCGGCAGGCTAAAGGTCGATAGCTCTCTAGTTGACTGGATAGATGAGTTCAGGATGTACCACAGGAAAAATGGAGTGATCGTGCCACTGGTCGATGATCTGCTCAGTGCAACGAGGTATGGGCTTATGATGTTGCGCTTTGCTAAACCGCTCAGCGACTGCATTCCAAAGCCGAAGAAAACATGGCGGGACAGACTGTTAAATCACACTGGAGCTGGTGGTTCTACTTCTCCGATGGCGGCTTAAGCAGGATAGATACGGCGAGATAAAATGAAGAATGATCTGAAAATTGTTGAGCGAAATTACAAGCGCTATCTGTACGCCAAGGATGCGCACCAGGTCTATGTCGGCAAGGCCATCCGTAATGAAAATTTCTATTGGGGCGATGGTGGGCAATGGAAAGAGAAAGATCGTAAGGCCCTGGAGAGCGTTGGGCGGTTTGTTGCCGAGTTTAACCAGGTGCAGGGCACTGTTGATACCATTGTCGGGATGCAGCTGCAGAACCGGGTGGATATGTCCTTTAAGCCAAGGAATGTCGGGGGCGACGAAGAGAAGGCGGAAGTGCTCACCAAGGTTATTATGCAGCTTTGTGATGATATCAAATATCAGTACAAAGAATCCCAGGCCTATGAGGATGGACGGATCGAACAGCGCGGTTTTCTCGAGTTCAGGATGGACTTTGATGAGAATTTCCGGGGCGATATCGTTCTTGACGCTTTAGATCCGAGGGACTGTCTGCCTGATCCTGACGCCACGTCATATTATCCAAAGGATTGGGGTGATTTTATCAAACTCCGCTGGATGAGCTTTGACGACATAGAGGGTGAGTACGGTAAGAAAAAAGCCGATGAGGTTCGACTTCGTTCCGGTGAAAATAATACTGATGAAGATAAGCTTGATCGTAACAGCTTTGGTGATAATGCCATCAATTACACTCAAGACGACTACACCGACAACGGGATCCGGATGTATCTGGTCATCGACCGGCAGTGGAAGCGGCGAAATGTGGTTGAAATCGCTTATTACTCAAAATCGGGTGATGAGTTTGTTGCGGACGATATGCCCCCGGAAGAGAGAGCCCGGCATGAAGCTGCAGGGGCTATCTTCACTAAAAAAGCAAAAAAGCGTATTCGCTGGACTGTGACCTGCGGCGATGTGCTGCTTCATGATGATTGGAGCCCCTACCGAACCTATACCGTTATTCCTTATTTTCCAAAATTTAGACGGGGTCGGACCCAAGGAGACGTGGACAATTTGATATCCCCTCAGGAAACGTATAACAAGTCCATCTCTCAGTTTGTCAATATCGTCAATTCGGCGGCGAACAGCGGGTGGATATTCGAGCAGGATTCGCTGGTTGACATGACAAAGCATGATTTGGCCGATCATGGCGCTTCAACTGGGCTGGTTTTGGAGGTTGTAAAGGGGGCCGAAAAGCCGCAGAAGATTGAGCCGAATAAAGTGCCTACCGGGCTGGACAGGATGATTGACCGTTCGGCGGTGGCAATCAAAGAAATTTCCGGAGTTGATAATGCTCAGCGTGGGGCCAACAGTAATGAAAGGTCGGGAGTTGCGGTCGAAGGCTTGCAGTTTGCCGGAGGCGCGCAGCGGGCACGATCAAATGACAACCTGGCCTTGACCCGTGAGTTATCGGCTCAAAAACTGGTTGAACTGGTTAAGGATTTTTACACCGAAGAGCGGGTTTTTACTATCACTGACAGTAGCGATCCTTCCCGTGTCAAATATGAGCAGGTGGCTATCAACCAGGTGACGCCGGAAGGGGCGATTCTAAATGACTTCACGGTGGGAGAATATGATGTAGTGGTAACCGAGATGCCTACTCAAGCCACATTTATGGATAGCCAGTTCAAACAGGCAAGAGAAATGCGAAAGGATATGGGGATAAATATTCCCGATGCCCGGATCATTGAGATGTCGAGTCTCACCAAAAAACACGACATCATTAAAGAGATGTCGGAAACCAACGAGCCCCCGCCTGATCCGAAGCTTCAAGCGGAAGCCGAACGGGCGATGGCTCAGGCACGGCTGGCTGATGCCAATGTGGAGAAGGTTAAGGCCGAAACTGTGTCTACAAGGATTGAATCGCAGTATTCCGCCATCCAGACTGCAGGGGTTATTGCCGCTACTCCGCAAACTGCACCACTTGGCGATGAGCTGATGGGGAGTGCCGGGTATGTAGACTCTAACCAGGCTCCGATCATGCCGAATTATGTGGGACCAGGAGCAGAGCAGGGATTAACAGGGATTGATTTATCAGGACAGGCGGAATTACCACCAAATACCAACCCGACCACTCCGGTACCGGTTCCGCTTCCACCGGACCCAACCACAGGGGTGAGGCGGGGGATTGAAACTCAAAGGATTGAAGGAGATAGACCATGGCAAAGGCTTGCGCAATGAAGGAAGAGAATGATTGGCGGATTGAGGAAGATGTAAGAACCCTCGCTAGAGCCGAGGAGATCAAAAAAGATCCAAAGCGAATGGCTGCTGCCAAGAAGATGGCGCAAGAGAAGATCGAACGAATGAAGACTATAGCCTCTGGTGCTGTCTAAATTTAGGTAAATAGTTGCCGGACATTTCGGCAAATGCAGAAAAAAACAGGAAGGGAGCGAGCAATGTTTGAAGAAGCCGAAGAAGGGAATGTTGGAGTTGAAGGAATCGATAGCGATTTGGATAAAGGAGTCGCCGGAGACACTGGAGTGGAGAGCTCTGAAGATTTGCGGCAACATGCCGTTGATCGAGGAGATTTTATTGAAGGCGATGATGTTTTCCTGGAAGATGGTTCAGATGCTGGTGAAGATGGAAAAGACCAGGATGCCAAGGATAAGCAGGTTGATGGTGATGAGGACGGTACCAACAAAGTTGGCGATGGCAAGGCTAAGGGCGACGATTTAGGCGACGGATCCGGTGACAGAGGAGAAGGCGGGGATCTGGACGCCGATATGCTCGCTTCAGTTGCCGCGCTTCATGGCGGAGATGAATCCGGCAAACAGAATGGAATGCCCTTTAGCCGGGCCAATGCCATTGCCAGGGAAAAGAACGCTGCCCTTGATCTGAGTACCGCTATTATCAATGGGGTGGTCGACAAGCGGTGGATTGAGGATATGGGCGGGGTGAATGTCATCGCTAAGGGGATGGTCAGCGGTGAGATTGTTCTTCCTGGAGCCCAATCAGGTGAAACGGGTACGGCTCAGGGAGTGCACCCGGAGATTGCCGGGTTAGAAACAAAGCTTGATGACCTGAATGGTAAACTGGCGGACGCCACCATTGACGCGAATCAGGAAGAGATAAAAAGGCTGAATAAAGAGATTAATTCCGTCAATCGTCAGCTCTTTCGGACAGAAACGAGGATCGAACAGGAAACTGCCACTGAGCAGGCCAGGCTGAGCGCTGCCGAGCAAGACAAGGCGACGGTTGAACAGGTGATGGTCGATCTTTGGGGTAAACATCCTGCCCTGCATTCGGACACCAATGAATATATCGCATTTATGGCCAGACGCGACACGTATCTCCGTAACGGAAAATTGATGTCAGAGGCATTAAAGCTTGCCGAAAAGGAGACGTTCCCTTCGGATGATTCCGGTACCGGCGACGCTGGATCCGGCAAAGCCACAGAAAGACAGATTGCAGCAAGAGAAAAAGGAGCAAGGGCAAGTGCCGCACAACCTTCCGCCGGTAAAGCCGGAGCAGGCGTCAGATCGAACAAAGCCCCTCGGGGTGTAGAAGCGCTCAGTGATGATGAGTTTGACAACATGTCTGAAGAGGACAAGGCAAAAGCCCGTGGTGATGTTGTTTAAGTAGCAAAGTTATCTGTAGTAAGAGATTTCCGTCACTCTTTAATGACGGAAGGGTCACAACCAAATAGTGCAACTTCGGGAGTAAGCACGAACGCTACCACTGAACCGGCAGGTGAATAACAGCCGCATCTCGTTGATTCCATCCGTATTGGAATGAAAAGGCAAGGGGTAGATCCCTTTAAGTTTTTTACATATCAATCAATGAGGTTTTACCATGGGTGTTACAAATTTTGCCGGTTTGACTGCGGAACAAAAAATAGTTTGGTCTCGGGATGTCTGGTCCGGGGCTCGTGACGCTATGTTCCTCAATAAGTTTATCGGTAAGGATGAGACTGCAATGGTCCAGCTTATCACCGAACTCACGGAAACAGAAAAAGGTGCGGAGGCGCTGATGTTTCTGGTTGCCGATCTTATCGGCGATGGTGTGGTGGGCGATAATGAACGCGAAGGCAACGAGGAAGAGCTGGTCAGCTACAGTCAGAAAATTTTAATCGATCTGATTACCAACTCGACCAAGAACAAGGGTAAGATGGCTAATCAAAAGACCTGTATCAATTTTCGTAAGCAATCAAAAAACAAGCTGTCCTACTGGCTGGGTAACCGGATTGACCAACTGGGTTTTCTTACCGGCTCGGGGATTTCCTACGCCTACCAGAACAACGGTGCCGCTCGGGTTAATTCGGCATTTCCTTTTCTGGAATTCGCTGCCGATGTGAAACCGCCTTCCCCAAACCGTCATGTCAATTTTAACGGAACGGATCTGGAAGCGGGCGACACTTCCGCCATCACCACCGCATATCTGCCAACATACCGTATGTTGGTACAGGCTACAGCCTTTGCCAAAGATCATTACATCAAACCTCTCACCAAAGGCGGAAAGGATTACTTCGCGCTGTTATGCCGTCCCGGCACCATTGCTCAGCTTAAACAGGACAAAGACTATATTGCAGCTGTTATCACTGCGCTGCCCCGCTCGCTGACCAATCCATTTTTTACCGGTGGAGTGGTGACGGTGGACGGATTGGTCCTGCACGAACATCGACTGGTCTATAATACCAGTGGTGCTCCGGTCGGTCAGAAATGGGGAGCAGATGGCACGGTCAACGGCACCAGGACCCTGCTTATGGGGCAGCAGGCCCTTGGTTTCTGTAAACTCGGCAAACCCTCATGGGTAGAGAAAGGCTTCGATTACGAAAGCAAGCAGGGCATTAACGTTGATCAGATGATCGGCTGGGTTAAACCTCAGTATCCTTCTATTTATGAAGCAGACAAAGAACAGAAGGAAGATTTCGGTATTTTGGCTATTGATCACGCCCTGCCTTTTGTCAGTGCATAGTCGCTTGAGGTAGCGGTTTTTACCGATGGCAGGCCTTTATGGCTCCTGTCATCGGCTTGAAGGTAAAGATAAATATTTGAGGTAACAGGGTATGAAGAAGAACTATTTGCGACAATCAACACTGAACGTTATCCAGGACTTTGATTTTTCCGATTTCGTCGGCAAGAGCGGAGTTGCGCAACTGGCTGTTGAGGTGCCCGGAGGAGCTGTCGCGGTTGGTGGACAGCTTGTAGTGGATACCGCCTTCAATTCAGGCGTATCGGACACTTTTAAGGTTGGCGACAGTGCTGCCGACAATCGCTATGGAGCAGCAATTAACGGGCAGGCGGAAGCTGCAACAGACCTGACTATTACCGGGCATTCGTACTCGGCTCAGGACAACGTGACACTCACCTGGACTGGTGCCGGTGCCGCTCCCACTGCTGGGGCCGGACGGCTGATTATGCAGTATGTGGTTGCCGGTCGGGCCCATTGCACCCAAGGGTAGGTGTTTCGTGGCCATGATCGGGATCTGTGTTGCTGGATCCCGATCATGGCCGAATTAAAACAAACCAATGTAAATTGTCATATTAAAATTTAGCAGGGGAGCATGAGAAAAATGCCGGAGTATATCAATCCAGGAGAAGGCCGGGTACGAGTCGCATCGACATCCGGGCATGTGGTATTTATCGGAGCGGACAAGCCAACAAAGATTCAGGAAAACATGGAAGCCGAAGCCAAGGCGAAAGGATGCCTGCCAATGTCCACATTCAAGGCATTGGAGGAGAGGATAACCAAGCAGTTGGCCGGTGAAAAATCTCCTGATGGATCAACCATCGAACCGAGTGAAGCCGCCACATCTCCGCCTGTTTCCACGAGCATTCTTACCGAGAACGAAAAACTTAAAAAAGTTGTTGAGGCAATGGAGCTGATGCTTGATGCCGATGCCGGTGAAAATTATTTCACCGGTCAGGGTCAGCCTCGGGCTGCAGCGGTTGAAGAACTGGCAGGGTTTGCAGTGAATAAGGAATTGCGCGAGCAGGCCTGGGATATCGTCTGCATGGACGACAAAAAGTAAAAAGGACTGATTGTAATGGCTAATTTGGGCACGCTTATCGAAAAGGTTACACGTCGGATACTGGATGATTCCTTCACTGAAGACGAGATAACAGAATATCTCAACGAAGGGTTAAATGTTGTTTCCGGGGCAGTGAAGTTACCGGAACTTGATGCAGTCGGCGAAGTTACGACCGCCACGGATGCTATAAGCGTGCCCTTGCCGGAGAATTATCAGCGGGGGTTGTATCGTTGTGAAGTGAAAGACACCGGCAAGAAGGTAACTGTCCTTAATAACAAGGGGCAGTTGGCAGTCTACAGTCATGGGCTGAAGAACGAGGGCGATGTCAGCCATGTTGCTGTTGTCGGCAGAGAGCTTTTCTATCAGGCCCAACCTTCCGTCGCCACGACGCTGGTCTTGCATTATTACCGGAAGCCTACACCGCTTGCGGCTGAAGACGATGAACCGAGTTGTCTGCCGGTCCATTATCATAACAGGCTGCTGGAATCGTATGCCTGCGGGGAAATATTTGAGCTGATCGAAGATGGGCTTGAAGGCGGAACCCCCAATACCGACCGGCAGCAAAAGAAGTTTTGGGCCCTGGTTGGAGAACTCAAAAAAGAGCTCAAGGAAGGAGTGAGCAATCCCCCTCCACCTTTAACTAAAGTGAATTTCTGATGGCGATTAAACCGAAAACATTATTTGCCGGACTTTCCGGGCTGAACACCAAGATTGACCCAGTTCGCATCATGTACGATCCGGAAACCGGTATCGGTGAACTACAGGAAGCTGTCAACGTTGATATCGATGATTCCGGCATGATCTCCAGGCGCAAGGGTCAGATGGATATCTCGCTCGACGCTTTTGACGATGTGTTCTGTGATAAAGGTGATTGTTACGCGGTTAAAAACAGGGCAAGTGATACGGCTATCTATCAACTTTCTGCTGACATGGTGACATTGACCGGGGTATGGGCAGGACTTGCCAAAGGTGCAAGGATTTCATTCTGCCAGGTTGGTGACAAATCATTTTATTCAAACGGGTATCAGTCTGGATATTTTGAGGCAGGAATAAGGTACCCATGGCCGACACTCACACCTGACGGCGTAGAAACTACCAGAGAGTTTTTCCAGGCTCCTATTGGCACAATCATAGGCCATTATGACGGCCACATGCTGATGGTACAGGGCAATGTTGTGTGGATCACCGAGCGCTATGAGTATGGCAAGGTCCGGATGGCAAAGAACTTTTGGCAGATGGGCACAGATATCACCATGATGAAACCTGTTGCCGGTGGGATATGGCTATCAGATCAGCAGCAGACGGGGTTTGTTTCTGGTGATGGATATATCTCAGGATTTGGTTTTAACAAAAAATCATCTTTCCCGGCACATGAACGGTCGGCAAACATTGAACTGGTTGACCTGAGCCAGTCCGCATTTGAGGTGCCCGGATTGAGTGCTGTTTGGTCATGTGACGCGGGGTTGTGCATTGGCACGGAACAAGGGCAGTTGATTGTTGCTACAGGGGCCAAATTAGTCTATCCGACGGGTGGCAGCGGTGCGACTGTCGTTAATGGGCATGTTGTTATTAATTCGGTTTATTAAAAGGAAACGGCAATGGAAAGATTAAGTACAGGTTTTGTAAACGCGACGCAGATAGCAGGAAGCACCAAAGATATAATGGCAAACGGGGTAATCGGCATTTACTCCGGGACACAACCGTTATCGGCAAACGACACCGAATCCGGATCGCTGCTCATGCTTCTCACGTTGGAAGGTGGGGCTTTTGTCGGCGGCGAGGCAACCAACGGTCTGAATATGGACGCTGTTGTCGATGGTGTTCTTTTTAAAGCCGCCGCCGAAGTTTGGAAGGGTGTCGGTCTACCAGCGGCAGGGACAGGCACCACGGCGACGTGGTATAGATGGTACGACAACGCATTTACAAAAGGGGCCAGCACTACAGCTGTGCGTTTAGATGGCTCAATCGGCACCACGTCTTCATATGAGATGCGAATGAGTAACACCACTATCGTTGAAAACGGACCTTCCACTGTTTCCACCTTCACCTATACCAGGCCTAGATCGTAATGGCATATGCTAACCTCTTAGCTCAGTCCTGCATAAATCCGCTTGAAACCTTCCAGAGGTTCAGGAATTTCATGTGCAAGCGGGTAAGTTCAAATGGCTCATACGATTACCAGCTTACCGGCATTGGTTGGACGATGATTGATTCATTCTACGCGACCAATGAGTACACAGTCGCAGTAAACGACTACTTCGTTATGTACTCGGAGGGTGAAGACGGATCTCGGAAAATGTACTTCAGGGTCAAGCTGGTATCAAATTACATTGAAATAATGGGCTTTTTGCATTGGGATGCAACAACCCATACAGGAACGCAGCCGCATGGAATTGCAAACTCATCGTGGTATCAGCCAGTGGCGACGAATAATATTTTATGGGTGTATGGAGACTTAGACCAGGTTTCGGGGATATCCAAATATGGGACCACGTATTATTTAATGTTATACGGCTGGCTGCCTGAGTCAAAATTTGATCAAACGATAACCGTTTGCCCTGGCAGCATAACGGCTGGCTCAAACAGAGTGGTGTCTTTTACTGCTGTCCCTGCAGCATGGCAGGTAGGCACCATATTATTTGTTTCCGATAATGTTAATATTGAGAGAGTCACAATAACCGCGATTTCTGGCAACAATGTAACGTTTGCCGCCTTTGTTGCTGCTTACTCAGCCGGGTCCCTTTTTACCGGCGAAAGGACAGAATACGCCGCGACCGGCCAGAGTTCTTCAGTTGACTTCTTAATAGCGCACAATGGCGCGAAAGACTTTGCTTGCAGCCTGGAAAGTAATTTAGAAAATCCGACAAGCGGTGATGCTCTAACCGGTCTGTTCCCGCAAAAAAGGATGTATTTCGTTAATACAACAATGAGGGCAGGGCCATTGAAAAATATTTTGGGAACTGTGACATTCACTTCAGAAACAACGCATACGGTAGGAGCGACCGGATATAGATATTTCAGTTCTGGTAGTAGACATCTTTTGTTCAAGGAGGTGTAAATGGCAGAGCTTGAGAATATTGACAACGATATAATCTCAGACTGCACAGGCGATACATATGTCACTTGTGCCGGGACTGTCCGTGCTCCCCATGGTGCGGGTGTCTCCCGTAAGGTTGCGGTGTTTATGGATAACAACCCGACTTATTTAATAGGCATAACAGCTTCTGTTTTGCCGCTAGGGACATTCTCTGTCTCTGTCATTGCTCTTCCTTCTACTGGATTGACCGTCGTTACCATTGGTGAAGTTGGGGAAAACAGCGTTATTAACTCTCATTGCAGGGAATTTTAAATGAGCTACACGCCGCAAGATATCCGTTACATGGACATTATCATCGGGCCTGGGGATGTGACCAGTCCATATGTCTCTATGGATGAGCCTTTTGATGGAGTTGAAGCGGAAGTTGTAACCACAAATATCCTTGCAGTAGATATGTTCGAGCCGCTATCTGTGACTGATTTGTTGGTGTTGACGACGATATTGCTTGATGGGGCAATGGTTGAGCCTGCTTCGATCTGTGACAGCACGGCCTTCAATTATAAGATGCTTGATGTGGCCATATCCGAACCAAAGGGAGTGTTGTATGGCGAGGCTGTCACGATAACCATTATCTCCGGCCAAGCCAAAGAGCGGGTGAGCAAGATGAACGGAGATTTCGGCAGTAATATCTTGATGGTTGAGCCGGTATCGGCTATCGAGGCCGTGGTTGTCAATCCGATATTGATTGACTGTGCCATATTCGAGCCTCGTTCCTCAATGTACTCAGACACACATGCCTGGAACACGATTTGTGCCGATATGAATGAGCCCTGGTCAGAGCTTTTTGCCGATGTGCTGACACACAATTCTATTGCATGCGAAATGGCCGAATATCTATCCAGCCTTTCATCTGTCTCAGTGACAGCCACCTATATCGATGGTGCAATGTCTGAGCCAGTATCAATCGCCATGGCCGCATTATCTGACCCGGCGACATACACACCAATAAAATTTAACAACTCTTGTGGGCTATAAAAATGGGAACATACGTTGATAAAGTCGGTGACGCCCCCTTTACCTGGGGCAATGGTGAATACTCCGGGACAGGATCGGATTTAACCAAGGATCTAGTCGAGGCTAAAGTCAATGCGTCTCTCGAAACCGCTGAAGACATGCTGGCACTGCTCGTTGGCAGTGACGGTAACAGTGGATACCTTGGCGCTCTCAATGCGGTTATTCAAGATTACGCAGCACCGGAGATAGCTGCAATATCAGTTGCTGTTCCAGATTTAAGCGTGCCGTCCGACGCACGGCCGGCGATAAACATTTCAACGCTCGATGTCGATTTCCCAGAGTTTGATAAAACATCGCCATCGTTATCTGCCCTGCCTACTGTTGATCTTTCTGGACTCACTCCGGCTGAGACACCAGCAGCTATTACGGCGGCGATATCTTGGTTTGAATCAGCGCACGACACTACGCTGTTCGATAAGGTGATGACCAGGCTGATAGCTGATTTGCAAGCAGGAGCTACTGGCCTTAGTGCGGCGGTAGAGCAGGAGATATTTGATAGAGCACTTGCCAGGCAGACCATAGAAAATGATCGGCGGTATGAAGAGGTTGACAAGCTCTATTCCGGTTCAAGATGGCCGCTGCCTTCAGGGGCATATGTCGCGGGACTGAAAGAAGTATCAGACGATATTGCCAGGAACAACCTTGAGCTAAACGGCAAAATAATGATTGAACAGGCCGAACTTGCCCAGAAGAACAGTCAGTTTATTATCACAGCTGCTAAGGATCTTGAAGCTGTACTGCGAGATTTTACCAGCAAGAAAAATGACAGAAGCCTCGACTACTCAAAAGCTGTCGCAGCAAACGCAATTGCTATCTATGCAGAGGCGGTTAAGGCTTATCTCGCAGCAGCTGAAGCAAACAAGATGTATGTCGAGGTGCAAGTTGAAAACCTTAGGGCGGTAGTCGAATATAATAAAGGGTTGGTTGCATCATTCTCAGCAGAGGCCGAAGCATATGGCGTGATAATCGGCGCGAAGAAAGGGAAAAACGAAGCACTGATAGGAGCGTTCGACGCGGAGGTCAGGGGTTACGACTCAGAGACAAAGGCAATCTCTGAAAATCAACGGACGCAGATTGAAAGTTATCGGCTGAAAATACAGAATGCCGATCTCGAACTTAGGGCCGCAGTAGCTGAAGCTGAAAATTCTTTAGGTGGATTTATCTCTGAGTCGAGCCTGAGAGAGAAAGTTGCCGAGGCCATGGCAAACATCGCAATGCAGTCTGTCGCAAGTGCCTATGGCTCAGTAAATGCGAGTGTCGGTCTATCTCACCAGACTGGTCGGAGTCAGAGCGAGTCATTCAGCCATGGAGAAACCAGAAGCATCGGATGGGATATTAACAATAACCTTTCTGAAGGGCACTCTTTCGAACATGACCCAGCAACATGATCCCCGCTAAACTTATAGTCACTGGTGACATTCCAAGAGGGAAGGAGTTTATAGGTTTCGCGAAAAACCAACTCTCAATTCTCCGAAATCAAATGTCCTACCAGAAGCTAAACGAAGGGTTTAGGACTGTAAAGCCTTTTCCCGGCGTGGTTGTCGAGGTGTGGGCAAGTTTCAAGCTCGCTGAAATTAAAATTCATGCGACGTCAGAAGAGGGCGGCGGACCGGGAGGGGATTTCAACAGAAAAGATGGGAGAAAGTGCTTGTGCCTGCCTCATTTCGCCCTGGGGGTCATAGTATCTGCCGAGTACGGTGAAAACTCCGATGAAGCAGTCTATGACGCGGAGATATGCAGCTCCTCGAATTATGTAATGTACTTAGGGCTGATGTCAAACGGGTGGGCCAGACATTATGTCGGGCAATACATCCTTGTTACTATTGGCGAAGAGATGGAGTCGTGGGATGTACCGTTTGATTGTAACAGGGAGTGCCTGGTCGATAATCCAAGGTTTGATATATTGATGATTTCACCAATAAGTATCTCCAATAAAATGCGTCGCTGGTTTTACGAGACGGAGTAACTATGGGCTCAACGCATAAGCCAAACTATCCAGGGCAAGAAGTAGGATATTTCAAGTATCTTGCCACTGTTGATTTTCCAGAAACAATCCTGAGTAATTGTTGCATAAAGGAAGCCGTTGTAACGGGGATTCACAGCAGAACGGAAATAAACATTACCTGTGATGGAATTGATTTCTCTGCAGTTCCGGTACTTATCCATACCGACTGCGGGGCAAGAGTGGCTTCTGTAAAGGGAGTCGATCTGCCTGCAGAAGAATATTTTAAAAACTCTGCATTCATGTTTCCGTTTCTTGCTGGCGCGGCGACAGTACTGGGAACTACAGTTGACCCCACTGTTCTCGTGGTTATGCACACAAGACCAGGCACTATGGAAAAAACCTGCCTTGCCGCTATCAAGGTGGTGCGTGATTCCTTTAATCAAAAGGCAAACCTCCCCCCTACATATGAAGTGGTGGTTAAGGTCAATATAGCTGGCTACAGAGGATCAATATTAGAATTTTCCAAGGTGGCGTTGTTTAATATCATTGACAACACGGCATGTGACATCCCGACAATAGCCGGAGGAAAACAATCATTGCCGTTAATAAAGGCGGACGGCACGGCGAGCGAGACATTAATCAACGCCTACCTGGACCGGGGAATTCTGATCGAGAAAGTTGCGACCACAGCGCTTAAGCTCACAGGCGATATGCCATATCCACCATCGGGGGTAACACCAAATAATACAGCAACAATAATTGCATCATCAGGGACGTATTCCGTTGGCGGTTACGACACCTGTTATGACGACACAGGTTCGGCGATTACTCCGGCGATTACATACAATGAAGATATTCAAAGTAATTATCAAAACAAGACATGGACATACGGTTGTTACGGTGGGACGTTCGATTTTTATCAAGAAATCTATTGTACCGACAAGCTGCCAAGTGGAGGGGAAATTACTGTATCCGCTTATTTCCCGACTCTGTTGATTTCTGAGCTGTTCTTTGCGGACATTGTTGGTCCGGAAAAAGTCCCTCTTGTCTTTGGTGAGGATACTTTTAATTTTTCAGCACTATCTTTCGACAAGGAATTTGCCAACGGATGGGCGTACCACTCCTCTTGTGTCGGTAGTTATAATCTGGAAACTGTTCAGGTTCTCGGCGCTCCAGGTATACACCCATGCGGAGATGCGATAAGCCAAACCTTCACAGAAACCGGGAGTGTCACTCAAACCATATCCATAGTCGGCCCATCAACGTCACAGACTTTTGTTAAAGACATGGGTGGCGACAGGACAACGGTTTTCAATTACGCAGGTAATGGATATACCGGAACAATGGAAGCAAACAGCCAGGATAGCAATCATGCGAATCTTATTCTTATCCCGGCTTATGATAACCTTATCTGCAGCGTATCTATGTGCGGCAGACTGATATTAAGTCAGGACACGTACACCACCAGGGAATTCTTTGGACCAAACTTTTCTACGACTCCCGGAACATTCAGCCAGGTCAAGTCGCCCTTGACAGCTGAAGTAATAGGGATAGAGCAGCCAGGTGAAGGATCGTTTATCGCGAGTACCGGGATATCCAGCCTTGTTGGTGATTTTCTGATTCAAGAAATAACCGCCGCCGGAATAACCGACATTTTGAATCTTACCGTGATTGCCGACCTGAATTTATATGTTGTGCCATTTAACTTAGAGGCAGCTCTTTTATAAAAGGATAACTCATGCAAACCATACGAACAAACTTAAAGAAAATCGCCTCGACTCAATACACCAACACCAGCTTCACCTCGATGTGCATGTTCAATGGGGTGGTGATTGGCGCAGGATCCGGTGGATTGTTTAAGGCGTGTTGCGGGGATAGTGACAACGGAACACCAATTGACGCGTACTTTATCCCATACACAACCGACCTGGGCAGTATGAACGAAAAGAGGCCGAGGGCTGTCTATGTCGGATTGCAAGGGGATGGTGAGCTGCAGTTGATGATTGCCGGTGATGGGAAAAGAGTGAATGGTCCCTTTACTATAACAGCGGATCCAGCCGAAGGGCCTCAGCAGAGGCGATTCCCGATCAATCGGGCTGAAGGTTGGATATATGGACAGTTCAAGTTTAATAATGTCGATGGCTCTTTCTTTGCCATCGATTTAGCGCAGGTGCTGAGTATCACCCATCAAAGGCGGAGAAGATAATAGTAATGGCAGGATTGATTTTGTACACCAACATGGAGGTGTAGGTATGGTAGATAGAAAAGATTTTTTAACCAAAGAGAATTCAGACATGGGTTGGAAGTCCCGGCTGGCTTTAAACCAACAGATGATGATATCAGAAAGGCTCGGACGGGCGAATGGGACAGCAGGGCAGCAAACGACTCCTCCTCCTCCACTTACCCCTGAACAGCAGTATGCCAGGGATGAGGTATTTTATAACGATCCGAAAAACAAGTATGTGGCTGGAAGTGGAGGGGGATTGATGATCAACGGGCAGGAGGCAAACAGGGCTCCTGTCTATAGTGAAGGGTATAAGCGGTTTGCAACTAAGAAAAACCAGCTTTATAACGATGAGCTGCAGGGGAAGAAGGACACGATGATTGGGGATATCAATCGTCTTCTTGCCGCAGGTGCTACTTATTCGCCTCAAATGGGTCGTGGATCCATAACTATGGGGGACAAAACTTTCAGCACAGAAAGTCCCGTACAGTTATCGGATATGAATACTCATGATTTAACCAATCTGGCCGCTAGTATGGCCGGTCAGGTTGGGCAGGTAGCCCGGAATCAGGCGGTGGTAGGCGGAAACAAAGAGAGATATAATCAATTGCTTGACGTCCTCAAAGAAACCCCAAAGACAATTCCGAGTGAAAATGGAATGGGTGATATGCCGAATCCTGCTCATGCGGATGCCTTGAAGGCACTGCAGGGTTTTTCAGGCGGCGGAGCTGTGCAGGGACCGAGTTCTTCCAAGGGTGATGAATATTTCAATAAAGTTGTTCCCCAGGGACCTCCACCGATAAAGACCACAGATTCGCGGGTTGCTGGAATGCAGAGAAGAGGAATATTGCCCCCCGATGAGATGTTGGCAGCCCATGGTGGTAATACCGTTTTGGGGAATACCCAGGCGATACCTGAGCCCGGCACTCCAGGGCAAGACACAAGAGGCCCGGAAAGCCTTGTCGTACAACAGCCAGTTAATGCGGGCGGGAGTGCCACCGGTAATGTTGGTCAAATCCCTGCCCAACCTCCGGCTATCCCGGCACAGCCCCAAGTGCCGCCAGGTGTTCAGGCGAGATTGGGTTTAGCCCCAAATGATCGGACACCGTTGTACACCAGCCCGGCACAGGATATGATGAACGACAGTGTCGGTAAAATTGGTGATTTTATTTATGACTATAATCTGGCAACGATTGGTTCTCGACTTGGAGGGCAGGTCCTTCAGGGTGTCGAAAATTTTGGAGGAAGGATCGCAAAACGTTTAAAGTCAGATGCTTCTCGAAACCGTTTGGCCTTAAGAAAAAGCGGCAAGACAGAAATGGCTGATCGATAAAAGATAAATACATTGAAAATATTACTGTAATATGCCACTGTATACTTGTTAGGATGGCTCTCCCGCAGGGGAGAGCAATAATGAAGTGAATAGGTAGAGAACCCGGATTGGTTTAAAGCTCCCAACAAATCGTTCGGGAAGATGCTAAGGCCCCGGATAGACGCACGATTGATGCGTTTGTCCGGGGCCTTTTTTATTTATGGTGGTCAGTTCTTTTAGAAACCGGATAAAGGTGAACGCATGACAGGACAATCAATCCCTTCATGGGAAGAAATAGAAAGCAGTAAATCGTATCAAAATGCCCACCCTGATCATCGAAATCTGGCACGGCAACAGTGGTTGAACGATGGCGGGCTGGAGATCGAAATAAAGCAGCGTCTGGCTGCTCCTCTCCCAGTTGAAGAGCCTGCTGTCCAGCCCTACGCCCCAGAAAGAGGAATTGTAGGTGATATCGGCTCCAGGTTGGCAAGAGGTGCGGTCAGTACGGTTGAGTTGGCTGGACATGCGCTTGGCACTATGGGCGCTGATAAGATCGGCCGGAAATTAGTCCAGACCTCTGAAGGTTTGCTTAAAGACGTTGATTTTCTCAAACAAGATGAGAGTGAGGTGAAAGGAGAAGGTTTTATTAAGCGAGGGGTTATGGGCGGTGTTGAGTCTGCCGTACCTTCTCTTTCCGGAGGTTTGGGCGGTGCTGCTTTGGGCGCCGGGGTAGGGTCAGTTATTCCAGGCGTCGGAACCTTGGCCGGTGGGCTTATAGGCGGTGCGGCAGGTGCCCTTGGTTTATTTGGCGCCGGTGTCTATGGCAAGGAAAAAGAAGCAGCATTAAAGGCTGGGCTGAGCGAAGAACAGGCGCATAAGCACGGACTTGAACAAGGTGTTATTGAAGGCGGAATAGAGTTCATTGCCACGCCTATCGAGCTGCTTACAGGCGGTTTTGGCAAGGTCGCCACTCAACCGCTGAAAAGTACGATCAAAGATCTTTTAAAAACTCCCCTCAAGACCATGGTTAAGAATTACGGCAAGACCATGGGAGTGGAAACCTCTACCGAAATGCTGCAGTCAGGACTTGGTAACGAATTTGCCAAGAAACACGGCATGGCAGATGGGGCAACCACCGAGGCGGTTTTAGAATCCATCATTCCCGCTATTACCATGAGCTTGATGTTTGGCATGGGATCACAGGCGCTCACTTCGGTACATAAGGGTCAGGTCAAAAAAGCACTTACCGATGAGACAGTTGATGAGAATACGCGGAATGCCGCTGTTGAAGAAGTTTATGCACAAATCCTCCCGGAAGATGTCGAACTGGCAAATGTCTGGAAAGAGATGTCAACGGAAAGAATTACGCGGGGGGAGTCGATCAATATTGATGAAGATTTCACCAATTATGCCGTCAGGAAAAAGACCCTGGAACAAGGCAGTGACGAGGGTGGCTCTGATGATGTAGTGCCGGGTGCTTCTGTTACCTCCGAAGGGATAACGGAAAATGCAACTTCTCTTCCCGAAGAACCAAAGGGGGTGTTGTCCCGTGTGGCTGAAAAGGTTCCCCGGCAAGTTGAAGAGATACTGCCTGCGGCACCTGTTCAGGCTGCAGCTGTTGCCGAGCAGACTCCGGTGCAAAATGATCTTCTGCAGGGTGTGGCTAATCGCGCCAGTATTGAGAATGAACCTGGGACAATGGCAGAGACAGGGGCACCAACAGAAAATTTCACCCCGGTTACTGCTGCCAACTCTCTGCAGGATATTGAGGATGAATATGGTTTTACCGTTGCCAGACAGGTGGAGAAGGCTCGGGCCGCAAAGGAAGATATTTCGATTGATGAGGCAATTAACCGGGCCAATACCGCAATTAAAGAGAGCGATGAGTACAAGGCTGCAGTCCTGCAGGAGCGGCGAACACTCCGCCTGACTCCCCGTGAGGCGATGACTCTGGCCAAGATGCGGCATGATGGAGTATCGGTTACCGCCGATACCGACCAGTTGAAAAAAGTCTATGGATCATTACAGGAAAAAGGTATTGCCGCCTTTGATGAGTCGAATGGTGGATATACGGCTGTTCCTGTCGGTGAATTGGTTACGAAAGGTGAAGATTTAACTTTTAAGGAGAATGGCAATGATACTATGCAACAGGCTGGAAATACGGTTGATGTCCAAGGAGAGAAAGGCCGAGTTAACGAAGCATCAAGACCAGGCGAAGAATCTTCTTCTCATATTGGAGCAAAAGCCGAAAGAGACGGTCAGTCCCAAGTTAATAGCATTCCTGAAACTCCAGGCGAAGCAGCGCAGATGGTGGCATCTCATACAACGGAGCAGCCGGGAAAAGAAAATGTAGAACACCAGGCATTGCTATCTATCAGAAACCCGAAACACACTACACTGCCGACCGAGGCGCAACGTCCTGCATTCAAGGAACTGGTAAAGAACGGTTTTGCCACAACCGATGGGTACACCTATTCCATTACCAAAAAAGGGCAAGGGCGGCTTAAAGAATTAACTCCTCCTGTTGCCGGTACCAAAAATAAAAAAACTCTCTCAAAAAACAGAGCAGCTGCCACAAACCTGCCGGAGATCTCGGATAATGAAACCGAAGGTTCAGGCTCACCCGTCGATTTAAACGACGGCGCAAAAAAAACAATTAAAACCGAGCCAGTCAATGATCGTCCAGAGCGTACTGAGACGGCTACGGGAGCGGATGCAGTATTGCCGTCCATGAGTGATGAGGCTCCGCAGTTTTCGGCAAAAACAGAGGAGCGTGCTGATCGCCCAACCGAACAGAAGAATAATGAAGAAGACGAGCCAACCCTCGTGATAAAATATCTCCAAACAGGTAAAGAAGAGCATATCCCAATTAAAGACCTCAAAGGAAAATTACCCAGGAAGTCGACAGGAAAAACACCTGACAAAAACTTGACGCCATCTGCTGGGAAAGCTATAGTTGAAAAAATAACAGGAGGAAAGCAAAATGGAGAGTTACGCACAGATAGCCCGGACGTTCCTCGCGAATCGGAACCCACAGGAACTTCAAAGGCTGGAAAAGGAAAAGACACTGGACGGGTTTCTACAGGACGTGGAGGAGCTGTACGGGGATCAGGAGCAGACAATAATCAGCCAGATGTCAAGCAACCTGCCGGAAGAAACAATGGCCAGAATGCAAAGTCTGAAGCAGGCTCAGAGGGTAGCAAGGGAACAGACACTTCAAGACCTGACGGAATTCCTTACCAACCTGTAAATTATCGTATCACTGAAGCGGATAAACTCGGGTCAGGGGGCTCAAGCACCAAGGCCCGAGACAATATCAAAGCTATCAAAGTCCTTAAAGCCATCCAGAAAGAGAACCGACCGGCGACAGCTGAAGAACAGGCGTTATTGGTGAAGTATGTCGGGTGGGGGGCATCCGAGCTGGCTAACTCGATCTTCCCGCAGAAAAAGTGGAGCCATGAAACACGGAGCTACGAAGAAAACTTTAAGAAAGGCTGGGCCTCAATGGGGGCGGAGCTTCAAAAGCTGCTGTCAAAAGAGGAATACGCGGCGGCGAAGCGTTCCACTCTCAATGCTCACTACACTTCAGAAAATGTTATTAAAGGGATGTACAAGGCCCTTGAGAGGTTTGGGTACCGCGGCAATGGCCGGGCTCTTGAGCCGGGTAGCGGGATAGGAAACTTTCTTGGCCTTATCCCTGACAGTTTATCCGGAACCAGGTTCACAACTGTAGAGATGGATCCTGTTTCCGCAGGAATAGCCAAGGCGCTTTACCCCACGCACGATGTTCACACCATGGATTATGCCAAATTCAAGGCCCCGGACAACTTCTTTGATATCGCAATCGGTAACCCACCATTTGATCAGACAACAATCGAAACAGATCCGGATTACGCACAACATAAATTCGCCCTGCATGATTTCTTTTTTGCCAAAACCATAGACAAGGTTCGGCCTGGCGGCTTCATGGTCCTGGTGACGAGCAGGTACACCATGGATAAAGCCAATGATAAGGCACGGGCGTATCTCAGTAAGAGGGCGGATTTGCTTGGAGCTATTCGCCTGCCCCAGACGGCTTTTAAAAAGAATGCCGGTACCGAGGTAGTAACTGACGTGCTCTTTCTGCAAAAGCGGGAAGCCGGCACTAAAGGTGAAGGGGCAGCATGGTCCACATTAAAAGAAATTCAGGCCCAGGATAAAAACCAGAAAGGCCATTCTTTCTATGTGAATGAATATTTCGCCGATCATCCCGAGATGGTGCTTGGCCATAACTCCGCCGAAGGATCGATGCACCAGGGTAATGAATATACAGTGAAGCCTTTACCGGGGAATATTGCCGATCATTTCTCTACGGCAGTAGGCAAATTACCGAAGGATATTTATCAGCAGGCAGAGCCGACATTAAGTGAATTGGAGGTGGCAGAGATAGAATTTTCGCCATCTTCGATCAAGGAAGGAGGTTTTCACCTCGACAGGTCCGGCAATATTCTCCAGAAAGAAAACGGGGTCGGGCAAAAAGTCGCGGCTACCGGTAAGAAACAGCAGATCATCACTGACTTTGTTGCTCTGCGAGATGCCGTTCGGCAGGTGCTCTATGTGCAGATGAAGGGGGAAGGAGACAAAAGCCTGAAGGACGCACAAACGCGGATGGCGACCGCTTATGATCGGTTTGTTGGGAGTCACGGTGCAATTAATAAGGCAACCAGAGTAGTAAGAAAACTGGCGGACGATACAGAGTCGATCAGCTACCGCTACCCAAACTTTCAATACTTCAAAAGTGATCCGGATAGCTATCTGGTGGCAGCGATTGAAAAGTATGACCTTGATTCCGGCAAGACCAGCAAAGCGGACATATTTACTAAGCGGGTGATTGCTCCTGAAGTCGAACCAAAGATTGAGTCCCTGACCGATGCCCTCAATGTGACTCTCTACCAGGTGGGCAAGGTTGACATGGGGCGGGTTGCTAAGTTGATGCAGGTTTCTGAACAGGAAGCGATAGACGGGCTGGGGACGGCAGTCTATTTTGACCCTGACGGCAGACGATGGGTGACTGATGACGAATACCTTTCGGGCGATGTTCGCTTAAAGCTTAAAAATGCCCTGGCTGCAGCGGTTATCGACGATAAGTTTCAAAGAAACGTCAAAGCGCTTGAAGCGGCACAGCCTGAAGATCTGCCTCCTTCCCGTATCACCATATCACTTGGCATGCCGATACTTGAACCGGATCATATCAAACAATTTGCCGGTGAGGTCATTGGGATGGGGGTTCGGGTGGGCTATCTTCCGCAAGATGGCAGCTGGTCAATTACCACTGTCAGTGGAGAGCATTCGGCGGGTGCGACCAGCGACTTCGGTACAGCCAGAAGAAATGCGGCCCAGCTGCTCGGGGATGCTCTCAATGGTCGAGCGGTAAAGATCTATGATCGGGATTCAGATGGCAACGCAGTATTCAATAAGGTTGCCACTGAAACAGCGACGGCCAAATTACAGAAGATCAAAGACCGGTTCAAGGCCTGGGTGTGGGAGGATGCGGGCCGGACGGAGGTGCTGGCGAAAAAATTCAACGAACTTTACAACACCACGGTCCCGAGAAATTACGGCGGAGACCATATAAAGGTAATGACCTTTCCCGGGATGAGCCGGACTATCGTTCCTTTTGATCATCAGAAGCGGGTGGCCTGGAGGGTAGTGCAGAAGGGCAATACTTATATGGCGCATTCTGTTGGGGCGGGAAAGACTATTGCCTCAATCATTGCCGGGATGGAGCAAAAGCGGCTGGGTATCAAAAAGAAACCGATGTGGACGGTACCAAACCATATGCTCAAACAATTTGCCGGGGAATTTCTGGAGCTGTACCCAGGAGCGAAATTGCTGGTTGCCGATGAAGCGCAGTTTTCTAAAGAAAACCGCAATCGTTTTATGGGCCGGGTGGCTGCAGAGAATTGGGATGGGATTATCCTTACTCATTCAGCATTTGGCAAAATCCCAATGTTACCTGAATTTCAGGCTCAGTTTATAGAGGAACATCTTGAAGAAATAGAAATGATCATGCTGGAAACAGAAGGCGACTATGCCAAAACCAAGCAGATTGAACGACATAAAAAGAGGCTGGAACAGAGGTTAGAAAAAATTCTGGCATCGCAGGCCAAAGACAAGGGAGTCACTTTTGAGGAAACCGGCATAGATCAGATTTTTGTTGATGAAGCTCATGAGTTTCGAAAGCTTGATTTTGTAACCAACCAGAGTGGAATAAGCGGCATAGATCCTTCCGGCTCACAGATGGCTTTTGATCTCTATACCAAAACGCGTTATCTGGAGACGTTAAGCCCAGGCCGTTCCACTGTTCTTATGAGCGGTACACCTATTACCAATACCATGGGGGAGGTGTTTACCCTGCAACGGTACCTGCAGGAAGATAAGCTCAGGCAGCTTGGACTGCACCATTTTGACAGTTGGGCGGCTACCTTCGGCAATATGGTTACCACTCTGGAATCTACTCCGGCAGGATCTTATAAACCTGTTACCCGCTTTGGCGAATTCAATAACATGCCGTCCCTTGCAGGTATGTGGGCCGAAATAGGCGATGCGGTACATGCCAGAGACCTGCACTATCTTACTCGACCAAAGGTGAAGGGTGGAGGGCGAAGGCTGATTGTCGGCGAAACAAGTGAGGTGCAGCAGAACTACAAGAAATTGCTTGGCAAGCGGATTGAGTTGATCCAGAAGAGAAAAGGGCCACCAAAGAAGGGTGATGACATTATCCTTTCGGTTATTACCGATGGACGCCATGCGGCGCTTGATGATCGTTTTATTAACCGTAATGCACCGGCAAGGCCTGATTCTAAAATTGAGTTGATGCTGGAAAAGGTATTCGGGGTCTGGGATCGCTCCAAAGAGCAGCGGTCAACACAGATGATTTTTTCTGATCTTGGTCTGCCCGGCACAGTGGAGAAGCGGGGATTCTCAGTCTACACCTATATTAAAGAGGAATTAGTCAAACGTGGAGTGCCCGAAAACGAAATTGCTTTCATGCAGGATTATAAAAAATCCGACCAGAAGATAAAACTTTTTAAGGATATGAATGAGGGTAAGGTTCGGGTGTTAATTGGCTCTTCCCAGGCAATGGGTACTGGGGTCAACGCCCAGAGGAAGCTTATCGCCCTGCATCATTTTGACCCTGATTCGTACCTCCCGGCTAATATTGAACAGCGTGAAGGCCGGATTGTCCGTCAGGGAAACGAGAAAGGCTAGACTTCATACTGCACCTCGTCTTGCTGTTGAGAGTTAATTTTTCTGGAAAGGCGCATTTGGCGAAGAGAAGCCATCAAGCCTTTATGTTTACCCTTGATCGGCGCCTCATCTCCC